GCTTTGATATTGACTATCCTAATATAGGAGAGTTAAGTAAATATGAAAAAGTTAAAAATACTATATCAACTATGGTTGTAAATTTTGAATCAAATTTCAGAATAAATATAAGTTATATTTTTAAACTTGAACTAACTAACTCATTACCAATATATATGGAAAATATTTTAGGACTTATTATGAAAAAAATGTTTTTAAATTTGAAAAATTTTATAGAAATGGTATAATAACTTATAAATATATAAAGATTAAAATACATAATACTATTATAAAACATTATTATGTATCAAAGATTAAAACAGTCTATATATCCAGATTATCACGAAAAAAATGAACACTTAGAAGATGTAAAAGTAGATAGTCACGATAATGTACATGTTAACAGCGATGACGATGGCGATACCTATCAAAAAAATACTCTTTCAAGTAAGATATCGAATGTTTTTAGTTATATTACTAAAGAGCTTGCTGCACATATAGCATCAGGTGTGTCTAAGTCGTGGTTTATAACATGCTGTGTTGCTATATACACAAAACATTATTTCATATACAAGTTATCAAAAAAAACACCAGCCGATTATAATAATATGGTAAAAAACATAGCCTCGAAAATGGCTGATAAAAATATATTTTTTACAAAAATATTCCAAGCATTCGCAAATAATAATAACTTGGTCGATAAAGATTTATTTCACCACTTTATTACATACACCGATAATGTTAAATATAATACAAATGAAATCGACTATAATGGATTATACGACTTGATAAATATTGCTAGAAAAAATGGAGATGAACTTTCAATTGAAAGCGAAACTCCTATTAAATCAGGTAACATTGCGCTGGTATATAATGGAAAATTAAATGGAAAAAATGTTATTATTAAATACCGTCGTACAAATATTATACAAAAGTTTAATAAATCAATTGACGAATTGGAACTACTAGTAAACATATCTAAAAAAATACCATACATACGAGATTTAAATATAAATGACTTATTTGAAGAAAATCGTGAAATAATGACAAACCAGTTAAACTTTTCAAATGAAGTAAAAAATATTAATATATTTTATGAAAAATTTAGTGATGTACAAACCATTTGTATACCAAAAGTATATTCTTATTTTACAGACGATAATCCATGTGTTATTATAATGGATAAACTCGAAGGTTGTCGAATCGAAAATATTTTACACGAAGATAAATGTGAGTATTCAAAAATATTATCACGATTTAACTTAAAATGTGTTTTTTATGATTCTATTTATCACGCCGACTTACACTCTGGTAATATCATTTTTATGAAAGAAAATTGTATATGTAAAGACGAAAACAATAATGAAATACTAAAAACTATATTAAAAATAGGTGTAATAGATTATGGAATTATTGGAACAATGACGCGAGAAGAACAAAATGTATTTTTCTTGTTTTTTAAAATTCTTGTTAGTAAAAATCATACTGAGTTATCAAAGTTTATTACTGAGAGTCTATCTGAAAAAATAGATAAGGCAAAACCTACTATTCTGGAAGGAGATAGAAATATATTGATTAATAAAATTTCTAAAATATGCAATGACGTATTAAGCAATGATACAAAGTTTTTTGGCGGAGAAGAGATATACGAAATAAATAAAATATTAAAAACACAGAATTTACAGTTTTCAAAATTCTTTTGTCGCGTTGAACTAGCAATTGCTATTTCAGAAAATGTATGCAACTCTCTAGCAACAAATTCATCATATATAGAACAAATGATGATAGCGTTTAAGGATATTTTTGGGGATAGTATAGACGAGTTATTATAATTATTATGGTTATTATAGTTATTATGGTTATTATAGGTATTATCGATAATATTATTATTATTATATATTATATATAAACTCGTTAATAAAATATGGGTATGAATATGAAAATATTTACAACTATTATTTTTTTCATTGTTGCAATTATTGTTATTGTTCATATGAATAAAACATTTTTCGATATATACGATGTAGTTCAAATGAATACTAAACAAAATTTAATTAATTATTCCAAATATATTTTTATATATGTCCCAATAATGTTTTTTATTGCTTCAAAGGCAAAATACTTTGAACAGTCTGATGGTTTTTTTGAATTATATATTAAAAAAATGATAACCAGTGTAAATAGTCATGCAAAATCTTATTCAGAAACAAGTTATTTTGTAGGAGGATTATCAAATATAGCAATTTATATATTTTCTCTGTTAGCTATCGCCTCTGGTGCAGCTGTAGGCGATGAAGGTGTAATCATATACTCTTCCATATGTTTAATGTTGTACTTTTACTTCAAAACTAAAAAAGTACTAGGATTAAAAGATGTATATACCGAATTAATAATTTATTTAGGATATGCAATTGGTTTTACAATTACATATGGTTCTATGATATCTACATTTTTCTATATACTAGAACACATGGTAATAAATAAAGATATAAACTTTTTTTCAAATTTTGGAGTAATGGTCTGCGCTATTCCATTTATTTACTATTTGGTAAATGAAAAAGATAATTTAATAAAAATAGATAAACTTTCATTCAAATTTGAAAATTTTGGATATATTGTTTTGTTTTCAGTAATAATGGGAATTTTGTCATTCGGATTTTTTAGGTCTCTTAATGCTATGTTTAACTATATTAAAACATCGAAATTTAATAACTTATATGTTATACTATTCGGATTTCTTATTGCTTTTATTATTAAAAAATTAGGATTCTTAACAATGGGTATAGGTGAATCCGCTATAAATGAAGGATTTCAAGCTGTCATTAACAATGAAAAATTAAAACAACTAGAAAAAGAACAAAAATATGATGAAGTTGACAAATTGAAAAAATTAGAAAAAGAAGGAAAATTTGATACTACAAATCGGTTTAATATTTATAGTGTTTTAGGTAGAATTGTAAATACTAATGTTTCTATAAGTTCAGGGTTAACAGGTGGTCTTGTAATACCTAGCATGACAATTGGCTGTGGTATTGGTTCAGTATTATCTGAATATACACCCGTTCCACAACAAAATCTAATGTACTTGGGTATGACAGCATTCTTAAGTCCATTTTTAGATGCCCCCATAACAAGTGCTTTAGTAATTAATAAAATATCTAATCAATCATATGATACATTACCACTTTCTTTATGCGTTTCATTTATTTCATACTTTACTTATACTTTCTTAAAAAACAAATTACATTAACTTTTTAAATACCTTATTACTGTCCTATTTCTTTATTGTTTATTGTTTATTGTTTACTATTTATTATTTATTATTTGTAAAAACCAATAATAAATAACTACATAACTACATAAATATGGATACTTTATCTACCATGCTTTATAGACTTCTTTTTACCTTTTCTGTTTTTCATTTTTTTAGTTCTTTTGTGTTTTTTAGTTGACTTTGATGATGATTTTTTATGATACTTATTTTTAATCTTTTTAGTAACTCTTGGATTATACTTATAATGACCTCCTTCGCCACCTCCTTCACTTCCTTCGCTGTATCCTTTACCACCTACTTCAGTACCTACTTCAGTACCTTCACTACCGCTGTCAGATTCATCGTCAAATAAGTTCTTATTAACAGCATATGACCAGTGTCCTCTTCCTCCTACCAGAAAATATGAACTAGGATAGTAAAGCAAGAATACGGAAATATCATCAACACCGCACGACAACTGTTGATTCGATTTTTCTATAAAATTTAATACATCATTTTCATCTATATCTTCCACATCTCCTCTAATATAGTCAGTAAACATAACATCATTTATACGATAATCGTCCCAATAAAATACATTAAACACACTAACATCAGATATTCCTGTTACCGTAACTATTGGTTGGTTATAATACAAAGATGCAAAATATATTTCAGAATCTGTTCCATAATACCTACTACCAATCGGTGACTTTATGGTGCTAACATATTTAAAATTATTTTTATCACCAGTTGTTACTATATATTTTATAATCGGAGAATCCATGTACTGTTTACTTTTCTTGTCAACATTTTTTATTATATTGTAAATTCTTATCATAAATTCGGCAAGATCCACTCTAACCCTTGACTGTTCATCAAACTGAATTTTATATTTGTGACTTATACTTTTGCTCTGATACGCATCAAACATATCTTTAACTATCACATGTTTGGATGATAACATTCCAATGGAATTATAAAAACAATTACCGTCACCATTAGACCTCTGTTGAACATAGTTAACAGCTTTTAATAATTCACTCGCCCCCTTTGTACCATCTGCGCGCTTTGGCCCCAACGGTCCTTTCGACCCATTTGGTCCCCTTAACTTTTTCGGAATTACAAGTGGTCCAGTGTCTGTCTTACTCCTTTCAATGGTAGCAGTCAATTCATCATTTAAATTACCAACTATATATTCAACCTTGTCATTCTTTTCTTCTATTACAGTTGAGTATAAACTCAATAATATTCGTTTGCCCTCGACTGGTTTTTTATCATCTATTAAATACAAATACAAACTATACCTTTGACCATCATATAAGAAACCTAATATTTCATCTACTATTTCTTTTGTAATATCATTACCATCGTAGTCTTTATATTTACCTTTTTCTATAGAGTCCAGATAGTTTGTTCTATCATCTACCATTTGTTCTAATACTCCCTCTTTCCCAGCCAAATAATTAGCATTAAATTGATCCGTACTTAGTAAGTTTATACCCGCTAATAAATTTGTATTTGATTCCCCGTTTGAAAGCAAATTTTGTATAAAACAGTGTTTTGAATCTATTTTAAATACCTTGAAGTAAACGAAGTCGTTTAGAATATAATATATTTTAGAATCATATATATTTTTTAAAAAACCCTTTATACTTTTAGAATCTATACCTTTTTTATTATAAATATCACAACTTATTAAATCATTCATAACTTTGTCAAAATTAGCTTCATCTTTAATAGTTTGACTGTCAAACGTAATGAAAGTATTTATTTCAATAAATATGTTTCTATCCTTTTCGGGTATATCATCTAGTTCGCCAGCTAATAAGTCAATCTGATAATCCGTCCATTCTTCATCGTTGAGTATATCAACATCTTCGCCAAAACCCTCATAGTCACCCATCTCAAAATCATGGACAAATTCTATTTCTTCACTTACACTCGGGTCAAGCCTGTCGCAACTTTTTCCATAAGATTTATTTGGAATTAAATATTCTAAATTTCTTAAGTAACAATACACGGGTAAACCAATAGATTTTATAATATCATTTTGCAATTTTATTCTCTCAGCATCCAATAGAGGAGTTCCTAACTTTTGAATAGCCTCTCTTACAATACTAGACGATAAACTATATTCATCAGAACCCGACATTACTATTGGTATTTTCAAATAATTTGTATTACTATATTTTTCTACTTCCGCCTCCTTCTTTTTTATCATTCTTTCTTCAGATTTTCTTAGTACATAAATTATACTATACCTACTATAATCAGCATACTTGTTTATAAAAAAATCAGAACCACATAAATAAAACAAATGTTCAGTTTTAATTTTCTCTATCTCTTTCTGCTTACCTTCATATGCCGAACTTGAATTAAGTATTTTTATTACTTTGTGTAGGATTAATGCTTTTGGATCACTATCGGCTTCACTTAGTATTAGCATATTATTAGAGTTAAATGGACTGTCTTTCTCCCATTTATATGTATCACACGCCAGTTTGCATAACTTTATTCTATCTTCCGAACTCAACACCTCGTCATATTCTAGACCTTTACCTTCTTCTTTACCTTTACCCATAATATATTTTCTTGTAGATACTACCATTATACCATAATAGCCTTTTATTTCTTCGCGATTCTCTAAATTATTAGCAACCAGGGTATTATATGCTGATTCAAACATTTTAATGTGACCATTATGCGGAGGATTAAAACTACCTCCATTTATTATAAATACATTATTGTCTATATTTTGTATCATTAAAATTAAAATATCATCCAAGGATAAAATTCGTGACTTATCTGTTGTTTCTAATTTTAACCTAGATACTGGTGACTCTGGTGACTCGACCGATACGGGTGAATCAGGAGAACCAGGTGACAATGAATCCATAGGTGTCCCTGGAGGCGCAGGAGGCATGGAATCAATATCGTGAAGCGAAGGGTCTAGAGCATCTTTTCCTAGTGATGTGAAAAAATCATCTTCTAATTTTTCTTCATCGTCAACCTTATATTCGGGGTCTTTAATATCATTTAATATAATATTTAACCTGTTCATTTTTTTAATAAAATCACTACTATCAGAATCAGAATCCGACATTGACTTTAATTTAATTTTAAGAGGCATGTAAAAATTCTTTACAGAGTTTTTAAGTTTATAATAGTCAACACGATTTTTAGGGTCTTCTGGCGTTGTCATCATATCTTTTAAAATATCTTGGGGTAACTTCCCCGTGTCTGTATCTAATACTTTATCTAGTTTATCACATATCGATTCAGTTATACTAATATAGTTCTGTCTTAACACATTGTCATCTAAATAATCTTTTATTGTTATCGTTTTTTTACCAATTGCATCTCTACTAGCAACAGGTCCTAATCTGAAAAAAGTAGAACATGGTGTAAATCCTTTTATATCAGAAGGAAAAATATACCACATCCAGTGTGTTTTTTTTTGTCCAGTTTTAATTTCATCTAAAGCATCTTCAAACGTAGAACCATTTTGATGATATATAACGGTATCGTTTACACCTCCTGGTATTTTTGCACCCGCTTTAATACCATTTTTTTGTGCATCTTTAAATTCCTTTTCGGTAGCTCTACGATTTATATCATTTATTTCTGTAATGGTTGGCTTTTTTGAGGATGAAGAAGAAGAAGAAGGAGCTGAACCAGGAACAGAAGTTGAAGGTACAGAAGTAGAGGAAGTCGTTGCTGAAGGTATAACTGTCTTTCTTGGCGGCCAATCCTTTATATATGGTAGTGGAAATTTTATTTGCTCAGCAAGTTTTATTAGAGTATTTTTTTTTAATTCGTCTAGCTCATACTTACCAGTATTATAAGCAGACAAAGAAGACTCTATAAATAACTTTTTAGAAGATATATCTGCTTCTTCATTGTTTAATTTGATGTACTGTATGGTTTTACTAACCGACTCGTTATCGGTTGTATTAAAGGGTGAAAGTGTTAACTTTGATGAATCCAACCACACAATACTACCTTCATTCCCAAGAGGATTCAATACATTTAATATAAACATATTACTAATATTACGCTTAGGATTAAAAATATTTGTATCAGTATTAAAAGAAAACCAACACTTTATATAGTTATTTTTTGAGTCTTTTTTGGTAATATCATAATAAAATAATGAAGTTCCTTTAGGTATATATTTAATAAAAGATCCACTTTCTTTCGTACTATAGAAATTATTCCATTTAAAGTCTGTTATTTTTTTATTAACATATTCACCTTTTCCGTCAACACTATAAACATTATAAACATCACTACTAGTAGTTATGTATCCTCTAGGTGTTCCCAACTTCATGACAGGCGAGTCTTTTATTTGTTTTAATAATGATATAGATTCGATTGTACTAGCGTCAGAATTCTTTTGTTTGATATATTGTTTAAAAGCATCGATAAATGTATTCTTAGTTTTATCTAGCTCTTTTTGTTTGCCGCCAGCTTTTCCTATTGCTGCATAACACATACTTGAAACACCTGAACCAAAAGTAAGTTCTACATTTGCAGCATTCACAATAGCATTCACTTGTATACCGGTATGTACAAGGTTTATTGTTTCTTCTATTAAATTTGTTTTTCCTTTTGATATTTGTAGTGCAACATCAAGATATTTATTTGTAGCAGAAGCTTTACGTTTAGCATCAATTAATGCATTTCTTTCATCATCGCCCCAAGGACAAAAATATATTTTTTTAACTGTATTCGTTAAACTATTGGTTACAGTAAATTCATAAAAGTCTATTATACCTTTTATTAACATCTCAGCGTGTCTATTTTTATTATGTATACGACCTGCTTCATTTTCTACACGCTCCAGCTCTTTAAAAAATAATTCACCGCCTATAAAAGGAAAAATAATATATTCAACCTTATTTATTGCCGCTAGAATAAGAGAGTTCATAACCGAGTTAGACAACGTATCTCTAGTAATTAATTCGCCTGTACCTGATTTTCCAGGCGATGCTTGTATCATATATTTTACAGTAACATCAGAAGGCGTTGTGGTTGTCGCAGATGGATGACTATATTTTATATTATTTAAAGGACTATCTCCAATATCAAGCAATGTAGCTGAACCCGCGGGCATTATACCACTAGTAGCATATGTCATACTATAAGATGTCCTAACAATAGAGACGTTATTATAAAGTGAATTAGTCGCTGGCGGAGCAACTGGTAGCGCTTTAAATATTTCCTTTTCAATGTAAAATGTTATATTATTGATTTTTGTTTTACGTTGCATATCAGCCAATGAGACTGTGGAACTGGGAGGGCTGGCTATATCAAATCCTACCTTTTTGGACTTTGTTGAAATGTTGGGATTAAGTTTTGGGTAAAATAAAGTAAAATCTATATTTGTTGGATTGTATTTACCCTCATTGAGTCCACCAAAAGAGGAAGGTGCATTGTTTTTACTTGTATATATGAATGTTTGTTGCCCAGGGACACTATCACATTTTAAGAAAGTTGGTGGAATATCAGTTGGGAAAGGCTGTAACATATTGATATTATAATCACCACTAAAAACAATATTGAAGTCCTTATAGATTGCACTTTGTCTGAAATAAGAAACAACGGTATTTAATAGTATATATATTTGCTGCTGTCTTTCATACATCTTTGGTGTATTTGATTCATTTACTTGTAGATGAACAGATGTCATTATTTGTTTATTTTTACTGTTTACAAAAAACCATAATCTTGAACAGTCCTTTTTAATAATAGATTCATTATAATTTTTTATATTTTTTTTAGTTAACATGCTTATTATATCTGCAAAAATTGTCGCTGCTTCATCATTAGAAAAATAGCTTTTAGGGCCTACGAGTAACAGTCCCAAACTTTTTATATCTTCTGTTTTTATTGTTTTTTTATTAACTACAATATAAAATTCACCATAGTACTTATCATTGTCTTCTATTACTGAAGGTATAACATCCAAATTTTTAACACTATCACCATCACCATTTATAGAAGTAGTGAAGAGTGTTTTATAGTTAAAAGGCTCTGGCTGTCCTTTGTTTAAATTAAATTCTAACGCCGAGTTTGGTCCTTCTTGGACTAAGAGATAGTCATATCCGCTATTTACCATATCAGTAATAGCTCGAGCATTATTACTTAACCTAGATTTATAATGTTCTATTTCTTCTTCAACTTTTCCGTTAAATTTATGGTAATAAAATGTATCCCCTGTAGTCATATCCTTCCCTTGTGCACCATGACCAGCAATATTCCATGTTATTAAGTTTAATTCTGTTGGAGTGGTGCCTCCTTCCATTTCTTCTTCCTCGCCGCTACCACTAACATTACCACTAGCACCACCGCCAGCAAGTGTACTAGCACCACTAGCAGTAACCTGTGGACCACATTGACTAGTACCTGAGTTATTAATTTTATACATAACCGGAGAATGGTCTGAGTATAATTTATCTTTATTATCTTTCCAATTCTTCATTTCTAACTCTGTCAAGTATTTGTAATCTGGTTTACCTGTTTCGCATATAAATACTGATTTTTTATAGGGTGAACCTTTTACTGTATCTGCTTGTGATGCTGTATAGTCAAAGTTGTGTAGTTTTGTCAATTCTTCGCCAGTTATGGGTATAGCATCAGGAATAAGTTTAATAGAATCAGCACTAGTTTTTCCCGAAGTAGATAGTGTCCAGTCGGGAACTTCTTCTGCTTCTGCTTCTGTTTCTTCTGATGTAGCTGATGTAGCTGATACAGTAGATTTGGAAGGTGAGGTAGGGCGAAGAGAAGGAGGAGATGATACTCCTATAGGTTTACCAGTTATTTGTTCTATTATACTTCGTTTGGCTGCGTCTCGTGAATCAGTTTGTGCATTTTGCTGTTCTTGGATAATATTTTTTTCTTCTGTTTGTATGATTCTATTAACAAACTCTGTATCAAGTTCAAATACGCCACCGATTGCATCACTATTTGAAGGGTTCGACTTATTTGGAAAAGCCGGCAACCCCTCTGATGACTCCGAGTTAACTATTTTATTCATTTCTTCTTTTGGACAAAGAAGTAGTTTACCGGTTGTAAAAATAAGCTCACTTTTGGTTACTTTGTCAGGATTGGTTAAAGAATATTTATACCCAAACATATTGGGTAATGTTTGACTATTGGTGTATCCGATTAAACGAAGTCGACCATTTTTACCTTTACCACCATACAAATATGTCAATATTTTACATGTTTTATAAATAAAGTCTTTTATTTGACTAGCATAGTATGCAAGAGATGGGTATTCAGATGGGTAAAAAATGTTATTACTTCTTGTTAGCAACAAAGCTAATGCTGGAGCTTTTAAATATACATCTCTTATTGTACCTTTACCGATTGGTTGGTCAGATGGTATATCAAAGTTAAAGTCACCCGCCATAAAGTATGGGTTAACATCTGTTGAACTTGACAAGTAATACCTGGACCTAAACTTTGAAACAAATGCTGCTATCAATAAAACTTCTAACATTTGTTTGGTAATTTTTTTATCTCCGGTAGCAGGGGTAGCAGGGGTAGCAGGGGTTGATGGTTTACTTGGTTTAACCGGAGTAACTTGCGTTGCTTGTTTCGCTTCGATTTGTTTTAAAGTTTCTGCTGTTTCTAATTTTATATTTATAATTCCAAAAATTTGACCACCTGGAATATAATTTTGATTCATATATTTTTTACATGGTTCTGCTTCTGCTTTAACTTTGGACTGTTTATTCATACCCGCATTACCAAGTAGTCCTGATAAAAATCCCACTTGTTCTGACTTATCTTGATTATACCATTCACTACCATCTCCTCCACCTTGTGCACCTTGTGCAGTAGCAGGTCTGCTTGGGGCAGGGCTAGGGCTAGGGCTAGGACTAGGGCTAGGACTAGGGCTAGGACTAGGGCTAGGACTAGGGCTAGGACTAGGGCTAGGACTAGGGCTATCACTTGGTATACCAGGGTTTGTTTCTTCATCGTAGTCTTTAATTTTATCAACAGATTCTCTTGTTTCATTTTCATCAGGTATATCATCGTTATCGTTCACTTTAATAGAACCTGTAAAACCTTGTATACCCGGCAAACTAGTTGAAGGCTTTGATACTTGTGGAGACTGTTGTAATGCTGTCAGCCCTGGTAACTGCATCATCTTTGTATATCTACCACCCTTAAACTTGCAATATGTAACTGTTGCAAAAGAAGTATTAGCATAAAGTGGTTCTAATGAATCAATTGTTTCAAGTCTTCTTTTATTTTTACTTATAAAGGGGGCCATTCTTATGTCTGTCTCATTATTTAGTTCAAACTTATCACTTTTAAACATAGTCAGGTTACCTAGTGCTGTTTTTTTATCAATTGTGCTTAATATACCTCCAAAATTTTTCTGTTCGAAGAAATAAACAAAAACATATTCGTTTTTATAACGTTCATATATTTGAGCTATTAAATTTAGAGGGTCATCTACTTTTTCTAATAACTGATTTAAAACGGTTCTATGTATTTTTATCCTTTTACCCTGTGTTTTAATGTCATTTATATCTTCTAAAATTTCTTTTTCTTCATCTGATAAAGAAGACACAATCGTTCTGTATGATTCAAGTGAACATTGTACGTTTTGGAAACAGTAAACATCGGAACTGCAGTAATCCATTGCAGTGAATAATATTTCTTTGCGTTTACTCCACGAGTTTTCATTTTTCCACGAAACACCGGCAAATGAGTTGTCGATATTTTTAAATTCTTCGACGAGTTGTTCTTGACCCAAAAGACAATACTGAACAAATGATATTTGATTTACACCGGCATTTAACTGAGACATGATTTGACCTGAGCCAACATCCAGTGCCTTTTTTAAAAACCCGGGAAGAATATCTGTAATCGAGGGAGTTTTTGTTACTTTTATAGAATTTTTAATCTGTTTTCCAACTCTTGACCAGTTTTGCTCTAAGAAGTTTCGTTTCCAGAAATTACTAAGCTGTGACCCTCTTACTGCACATGATGAGAATAAAGTTCCATCACGGTCAATTGGTAGTTTTCCTTTTTCTAATTTTTCTAGAAATAGTTCTAATTCAATATAGTAGGCAACTTTATAGTTTTCTAATACTTTATTTAACTGTTTAAATGTATTATTCCATTCTAAGTAGTCTATTATATAGTCAATACCCTTATATTTAAATATAGTTTTATTAGAAAAAAGAATATCTAAAATGAAACGAATATTGTGAAGAATGGTAGAGTCAAGTTCATTTAAAGATGACTCAGATAACTTTTCTCTAAGTTTCTCGATTCTATTTTCGTAAATTTCACCTGCCTTCTTTTTTTGTTGACCTGAAATGGTAGATAATAGATTTTGTTTTTCTAGTATTCTGAAAAGAAATTTTAGTACTGTTTTAGCCTGCGAACTTAAGTCTATTTTTACTTGAAGAGTCTGTGTTTTTCCACTTAATATGTTAAATAGTGTAGTTATTGGAACTTTAACTATATCAGTTGATGATGCTCTTGAACTTTCAATGATAGATTCAATTTGCGAAGGTGTAACTTGTCTGGAATAAATAACGGTTTTTAAATCTTTTACATCTGTTTTAGCATCTACACCGGAAACAAAAGATGATTCGGGTTCATATATAAATCTTCGTGCTGTATTTGAAATAGATTGTGGAAGGTAACTTTGTCCTGTTATTCTTTTATAGTAATCATTAATTTGACTTTCAACAGTTCTGTCCGATGTTTCACTATTATATTTATCGGTTGATACTGAAACAGTGTTACCATAGCCTGGGTAAGCAACTTTTACTTTATTATCAATCGGTCCACCTATAAGCCTATAGTTATCTCCTTCTTTTATCATCAACATGGAAGCTGATGGTAATTTTTTACCTAATTCTGATTGTTGTTTCATTTCTTGTTCTGTTGGTCTCGTATATATAAAAGCGTAAACTGAGCCTATAAGTGTTTTTTGTTCTTGAGCTGGATACCAGTTTGTAATATAGTTCCCTTGTGTTTTTTGATCTGTTTCGTATACTTTATTTTTGCTATTTGACTTGTCACCTTTTTGTTGTTCTTTATCTCTATTCAATGCATCGACATCATCTACAGAAACAATTTGATTATCGTTTCCATATAGTTTAATTGGTTCTCCTAATTTTTTTAAGAATGATTTAAATAGGTTTATATTGAAGAAAGTATCTATCCTTGCTTTTATAGTGACATTATTTGGAAAACCGGAGTTATTAAATTTTATTAATGAAGCGATAAAAGGTTCTGAATCTTTTGATACACGAGTTAATAAACTTGATGTTTCAGATAAATTAGTTGTTCTGTTTCCAATTCCAGTTCCAGTTCTGAAAGCATTTGCATCTACTCTTCCTCTTTCATTATCATATAGTCCGCGGCTATCATTAAAATCAGAGTCAAAAAATCCTCCTCCTACCATTATTTTTTTTCTTTTCTGTAAAGCAGCAGCGGGTGGAGGTACTGGGAGGGCTGGAGGAGCAACCTTTACGGTATTATTTGGGAGGACTGGTGATTCATTATCTGCAACCAATGCTTGTTTTGCGATATTTTCTTTTTGTTCTTTTTGTTTATTTTGTAGTTCTAATTCTTTTTCATATTCTTTTCGTGATTTTTGTAGTTCACTTGGTGTTTCGGTATATTCTCTTTTATAATAAATTTTATCTATTTTTTTTCTTTCTTTGTTTGTCATACTTAAAATTTCAGGACTTATAAACATTTGTAGAGTTCCTATGTTATATTTTTTAATAATGTTGGCTGTTTTATTTTGTTGAGTCTCATACCATGACACTTCATCTTTTTCATCATCATCAATGTCAGTATCTTTATCTTTTTCTTCCTTGCTCATTTTATATAATATTGATAATATATATTATAATATTCATTTAATTAATTTGGATATTACAATATTAACATTTTTGATATATTTGTAATTAAACATATATATATAAGTTGTTTTTAAAATTTATTCATGTTGTAAGCATCTAAATAATTTAATTGACTACTTTTACTTTTCTGGGTTTTATATTTTTCTACCAAATCGATTGCATCGCTGTATTCTTTATCTGTTATAATTTTATTGTTTGTGTATTCACCAAGTTTTCGCGATTTTATGAATTTTTTGGGAAGAAGACAGTATTTGCTCTTTTCATTTAAAATAAAATCTGCTAAAACGACGAAAACAGCAGTTAAAACAAGAGCAGAGTATATATTTCTAGTCGCCATCCAAGATATTGTAAAAACTAAAATTTCTTTTGTAAGAGCATATTTTATGTAAGATTCTGTTGATTCATCTAAATTAAGTTGTATATATCTTGAACCAATATTTAAACATATCATCATTATTCCTGCAAAAAATGTGCTAGAGTTTAAAGAGTTTATAGCATTATTTACAATATCCATATTCTATAGTTTGAAAGTGTGTATTATATATTTACAATACAAATAAAATTAATAATTTTGTAAAAATACAATTGTATTATTTGTATTAATTTTATTTATTAAAACAAATGATTCCTTAATATAAATATTTATTTACAGTTAACTATGTCATAAAGTTGTTTTATACAAGTCTATCATCAGGCTACCGGTTATGAGCGCTGCGCAGCTCTGAGGACTGCACCTCAAAACCTTCATAAATGTTTGCCGATTTTATGATTATAATTGTTATAAATACAAGTGCTAGATAAAAGTTTACTTTTGAAAAATACGCAATAAGCAATAAGATTACAATTCTTCCTATAAAAGAGCTATACATATAGTTGTATACACTTGGTATAAAAACCAATAAAAGAGCAAATAGTAAAATATTATAAAATATTAGTGTTTTCATTTATTATTTAATATACATTTAGAAATAAAAATATTTATATAAGATAATTTATATAACTATACATTTACTTATACATGAATGATAGTAGAATAAAAGCATTAAAACCTCATGTATCATATAAAAAAAGATTTAGTATCCATACAAGTCCTTTATTTTTAACTTCACATTTTAAATCTAATACTTCACATATATTATCAAATAATATACATAACAATTATGTAACTACTTCACAAAATTTGTTAAATAATAAAGAGAATGAAATTTTGCCTACAATAAAATGGGAACCTACAAACGTACCTCTAGGTAAAACTGTTCCTAAAGAAGGCGAGAATGAACATGCTGTAGAATCTGAAAAAGAACATGAAAATATAGGATTTATAATTTTACGACATGTAAACTCTCGTATAACAAATGAGTACTGGAAAGAGTGTTATACGTGTATTAAAAGATTTTATCCAAAAAGTAGAATATTAATAATAGATGATAATAGTAACTATTCGTTTGTTACAAATGACCCGCTAGATAACACCATGATAATACAAAGTGAGTTTCCTAAAAGGGGTGAATTTTTACCTTATTATTATTATTTGAAAACAAAATTTTGCGAAACTGCAGTTATGCTGCACGATTCTATGTTTATAAAAAAATACATATCTTTTAATGTAAATAACTATAAGATGTTATGGGATTTTCATAAACGGCATATTGCAGATGGTCTATCTTTTAAACATCAAACTTTGATGTTAGGTGCATTAAATAATGAAAAACTTAATAGTTTTTATAATAAGAAAGATCTTGGTTTATGGAATGGATGTTTTGGATGTATGTCAGTGGTTAAATATGACTATTTAAAACTTATAGATAGTGAATATCGTATTGCATGTTTAATACCTTATATAACATGTAGGGGTTCTAGATGTGCTTTTGAAAGAATAATTGCATGTTTACTACAAATAAATATTAAAGAACCGTCATTATTTGGTTCTATTTTTAATTATTGTAGATGGGGGTTAAGTTATGATAAATATATAAAAAATGAATATAGTCATTATTTACCAATTATAAAAGTATGGACGGGAAGGTAAATTATTGTTAATATTTTTATTATTGTTAATATTGTTAATATTGTTAATATTGTTAATTAATTTCCGTTTTTTTTTTAAAATAATATCTCATTTTTTTATAGGAATGACTATACCTTTAGCATTATTTGCTTCGTCATATAATGAGGAAGAAGCAAATGGATCAACAGTTCAAAATTCAAAATCATCATATACTCCCGTAAAAAATAATAAAAATAACTATATTTTAGGCAATAATGATAACAATGATTATTCTAAAAATAAAAATCCAAATCCAAATCTTAGAAAAACAATTAAACACAAACCAACTGCCCCGAATGAGTCAAAACTTGCAGCATTATTAAAATCAATGGATGAAGCTAGTGATTCAGAAAATGATGATGATAGCAGTAATTTAGCAAATTATAAAGGTAGTGACAGTCATGTTTCGGGTTTTAGTTCTGGTTCTGGTTCTGGTTCTGGAATGTTTCCTCCTTTACCCGAATTAAACTATAGAGGTCCCGCATCTGCTGCTTCTTCTACACCAAATGAAATATCCGGTTCCAATTCCAGTTCCAGTTCAGACCAAAATTCAAAATCATTATATACTCCTGATATCCCCACATCATCATCAGGTGCTGTTTCAAATAGTACATATAAAGATATGCCTAGTTCATATGCGAATCAGTATTATAAACAGTTTATTCCATATTTGAATCAGAGTTCATCAGAGTTGCCTGAGCAACCGAAGGGTGAATTAATCGAAAAGATAAATTATATTATAGATTTGCTTGAAGATCAACAAGATTATAAAACGAATTCTATTTTCGAAGATTTGATACTTTATGCTTTTCTAGGTATTTTCGTAATTTTTATCGTAGATTCTTTTTCAAAGTCAGGAAAGTACGTAAGATAAAAACATGAGATGTTACAGATGCGTGAGATTTGAGTTAATTCATAATTCATAAATCATAAATAGATAATTAAAACCCACTTAAAAAACTAACGCAAAATCAATTCATTATTACAACATTTTCAGGTAATAATGTTTTACAAATATAGTTATGAAATAATAATGTGTTTTTTTCTACCAATATAGGTTTATTATTCACCAAAAAATAATCTATTATCTTTTTATTATGCGATAGTGTATCGATAGAGATACATTCAATCTCTTTTCCTTTTTTCTCCATTTTTAGAGAATTTATAAAACCACAAATAAAAAAATTATCATTTGTAGTCGGCATCTGAATAGATATAGGTATATATGAAATATTACTTGAATCTGTTTTAACATTTTTGTTAACAACTGTTTTACTAGACTTGCGAAACATATATACAGCAAGTATTATATCCATATTTGCACCTGCTATTCCCGCATTGTTTTTTTGTAACAACACGTATATAGAATATATCTCGCTCTTTATAAGATGAAATACATGAGAAAATGAAGGCAATATTGATACCTCAAATAATCTAGAATATTTATTACTATCATTACTCGTTGTAACATTATTTGTATGATATAACTGTAAATAATCTAGAAAAATGTTTATATTTTGCGTACCTATTTGTATTAACTGTATACTCGGATGAAACCGATACTCTACCTTATCCCAGTTTAATATTGGAATATAAAAAGAATGATATTCTACAAATGGAACAACCAGTTTGGGTATATTTATTCCAGTATACTTGAAAATAGATGTGCATATCTTTTCCTTACTTTTTACTATCTTTAATCCATTTTTTTCATAAATATTCTCTTTCCTGTCAGTATTTGATTTTTTATTTAAGTCATCCGATTTTTGATTAATCTCACGCATCTGTTGTATCTCATGTTTTTCAGAGTGTATATAGTCTCGCTCTCTCCTTAGTACCTCATCCCAATCATTCAACATTTTATAGTTATACGTTTTAATCATCTCCGTAACATGTGTCTCGTCTATTTCTTGCGAATTATAATAAATCTGTGAAAAATAAATAGGCATTGATGACGATGATACAATATTACCACTACCACTTCTACTACCCCTCTTTTTATTTTTAAAAAAACAGTAAAGTGGTATTGAAATAACTACACCGACTATGTTACGTATAGAAATAATATTTGAAGCATCATTATCACTTTTATATATATTTTTATAGTTTACTGTTACTATTGGATCATAGTCATGGTTTTCTAATAGTACTTTTAGTACCATTTTATCCATTTTTCTATTCACATCTAAAAATTTAATATTACCATTATTATATTTTTTATTGAAATATGGATAATTATTTATCAACAATATTATATCTTCATAATACTTAATACTTTTATCAATCTCATTTATATATATATTATCTATTTTGGCCGGAACACCAGTATTCGTAATATAAGATACATTATTATTTAAAAAATTTAAATGAATCGTATCTATTGGATTTTCATAAGAAAGTATCGTGTTTAACCTGCACCAGTTTACAATATTATATCTATAAAATATAGGCTGACTTGCCCAAAATTTATACTTTACTTTATTATAACCATTAAATAATAAAATAATTATTATTACACTTATTATGATATAATACAATAACATATCATAATAACTATCAACATATATTTTACATATTTTACACGATTTTGTAATAATATGCACAAATATTTGTATGGTTACGAGTTATCGATTTATGAATTATGAATTAACTCAAATCTCACGCATCTGTAACGTCTCATAAGTTTAATAGCATCTATATATCGCCATAAAGATAGAGCGAACAGTGTCGCATTGCTTAGTTTGCAGGTTTATATAAAATATATATATATTGGAATGGTTTATCATAAGGGAGAAGATCAAACTGTGATAACATATTAAAACCGGAATCTTTAGCTTCGCTTAAAATTACAGTCTGGTCTGGTGTTATGAATTTCTGAACATTTTGTCGCTTTTTACCATTTTTCCTATTTTTAAACGTTTCACGAAGTTCTATACTATCCGGATCATTCATAAACATATCCGACTTATATATGATATCGTCTACAACCGCGTCATTGTTTCCTAAAGGATTTTTAACATGATTGTTATTAAATAAACGCATAACTGTTGGCGAGAATCTTCGCTCCCTTGCACCATAAGTCTGCGAATCATAGAAACCTCCAACATTTATTAAATGAATCGCTAAAAATCCACCAGGAGCCAACCACTTGTAACAGTTCTCAAATAATGCTCTCCTATTTGAAATACTATAAACTGTAAAATCTAGCAAAGTAATCAATGTAAACTTCTCTGAATCAAAAGTAAGCTGATTTGTACCATCTCCTAAAATATACTTATTTTCTGGATATTTTTTTATCGAATACTCTATCATATTATTCGATTTTTCCATACCATAACCATTATAACCCTTTTCTCTAAGCGTATCTACATGTTTACCCGTTTTAGAACCAATTACTAAAGCATCTGTTCGAGTAACAGGAGCAGCCTTATTTAAAATAATACCAACTTCATAATCATCATATATATCACGATAAAATAAGTTTTCATACATATTAGCATAAAAATCATCAAGAGATTCTTCGCCCGTTTTTAATGTAAAATCTTTATTTATAGTAAAACCCTCTTGGTTTGTATCAGAACCACTTTCTTTAGACGTTGTTTCTAAAAAGAATAAGCGATAAATGTATACAACAGATACAAGAATAATTAAAAATACCAACATTACTACCCAACATGAAGAAGTATTTATTCTATTAATTGCTGTGTCAATAATTGTCATTTATTTATATTTATTTATATGTATTATTAATATATATTTTTTATAGAAAAAATAGTATATGGAACAAGAATTTCAAATTAATGATATAAGGACTCTCGCTGAATTTAAAGGAGAGTCTTTCTCAAAATATAAAAAAACAGATGTAAGAAAAGAATTACTAAACTCTATGCTTAATGGAAAAATTGAACACGCATGTAATTGGAGTTCAGAACTTATTTGCGCCGGACAATTTTTAGACTTATGGGACATTATACTAACATTTTTAGGAAAACATATTCACTTGGCTAACCCAAAATTAGCAATATACTTAGAAATGCGATATGAAAACTTTAAAACTATTATATCTTCCGGCTACAGGGATGACTTGTTACGTTTAAGAAATAACCCCAAAATAAGAAGCATGTTTGCAGAAATAATTTGTATTATATGTTCCAGCAACAAAAAACATAGCTTCCAAGGTATAAAAATAAACAATCAAGAAGAATATGATATAACACACATGTCAAATAAATTAAAAGCACCTTCCGTATCATATGCCCAGTCCATTTATCGCAAAGATGACCCTAAAGAATTATTTATTGCTATTAATGAATTTGCATATCATATATCACCTGAATCGAATAATGCCTTACAAGCATGTTTTTGGCTAGAATGGGTAATGGAATTTCAAAAAATATGTGGAAAAAAAAAGGAAAAATGTCTATGCGAACGCAGAAGTAATATACCCGTAGATGAAAAGTTTCAAATGGACCCTATTTGGATTCTATGGGAAATAATAATCAATAATTCGAAAAATCATGATAACATAAAAGTTAAAATACTCAATAGTATATTAAACCTATATTGCTTAAAATATACACCAGGTGTTAAAAAAAAGCGGCGTTACTTGATATATTACGCAATTTCTATTTTAACCGAAAAATATGATACTAAAATAGAAATAACAAAAGACAAAGAGTTAGTAGAATCCGTAGTAAAAAAAATAAATTCAGTTTATAAACAAATAAAGAAAAATGAAATAGGCCCTAAAGTAGACTACTTAATGACAGATATTCGAAAAAGCTCTCTCGAAAAGACAATTGACAAGTTACAAATGATGAATAAATTCGATTTTATAATGAATGAACAGGCAAGTTAGTTTAAAACATCTTCGTCCTCTTTATATAATAAGTAATAGTAGTAACAGAAAAAAACAATATTGCGCCCCATAAAGTATCAGTAATCGCAGTTCTTAAATTATATTTCTTAAAAATAGCCATATTGGTAAAATCAAAAATACCATATGTACAGAATCCCAATATAAACGCATCAAATGCTGACTTGTTTACAGATATAATAAAATAATTAAGAAGAATCGCCATAAGAATATATGTAAAAACTGCCGGCGCCATATTCACAACAAGTGATGAATTCTGAATCGCCGCTACCGTTTTATCAAATACCGGTTTTCCAATAAAATACAAATAAATTGAGTCAACAAGAACTAACAGTATTGAAGATACAATAAAAGAATTCATTTAGTTTATTTTTATTGTATTGTTTAGTATAGTATAATACAATATATAAATATTAATAAATAACAAAATAAATAACAAAATAAATAAAATAATAAAAAACTAAATCATTAAATATTTTATAGTTATATTTTAATATGATGAAAGAAAAATCTAAATCAAATACGAAAACAAAACCGAAATCTAAATCTAATTCTTTAAAACGTGCACTCAGCATGCTAAAAGGAGGCGAAGATGCACAACCTAAAGAAGAAAGTAAATCTTCATTTTTCGATTTTTTGAACAAACGAGACGTTAAAAAACCCGAAGAACCAACACCACAATCAAATGGATCCGATATGGAGGCCGCCGACGCGGATGAAGGTATCACATTTAAATCAAATAAACTATTATCCATTTTATCTCCATCAGAAGCAGCATCCGTCGCAAGTTCTAATGGTCAAGAAGCCGCTCCGTCAACACTATGGTTCGTATTTAGAGTAATTGTCGTTTTACTTATAGTTCTCGTATTTACTCTCAACTTAACAGGATATTTAGATAATGTTGTAGCTTGGATTAAGCAGTTTTTTGATACAAACATTGCACCACTACTAGTATCTTTCGGTTTAATGAAGGCTACACCCGTTATCGCAGATAGAACCGGTGGGTCAATACCCGGCAACGACTCTAATACCGGCACAAATACAATAAACCAACTCGATACAAATATCGGCACAAAACCAGTAACGGTAACTCCGCCAAATACAACTTCGGCAACCGCCTCAACACCCGGACCCGCATTCACAGGTATGCCTCGCGCCGACCCATATTTGAAACCTATTCCTATACAACCGAATGAAAGGAGAACCCCGTTAATAAACAAGGGCGAATCTGCACGTCCTCCTGCTTCACCTCCTGCATCCTATCAAGAAGAGACAAGTCGTGAAAAACAAAAGGAAGAATCGGTAAAAAAAGCATTGGAGTATGCTCTTAAAAATCAGAACCCTGTTGCTGATGATGCGACAAGTAGCACACAAATACCGAGGTCAAAATCTGGATACTGTTATATTGGCGAAGATAGAGGATTTAGAAGTTGTATTGAAGTTTCGCAAGATATGAAATGTATGTCGGGTGATATTTTTCCGACAATGGATGTATGCGTAAACCCTCGACTTAGGGTATAAATTAACAACACAGTTAGTTGTTATCTTTACAAACTTCTTTTCGAAGTTTTTGCCTTACACGCATAAGTTCATTAGATACTAGAGGTGGTTTACCTCGTCTAAAATGTACTAGTTTCGCATTCAATGTATTTAAAAGCATATTTTTTAAATATATATTCTGGCTATATTTAGCATATAACGCTTTTTCGCGTTCTGCTTCTTCGCGCATCTTAAAATCTGTATCTGGTGGTATATCTTTATACATCTTTTTTGCTAGTAATGGATTTTTGCAAAATGCTGAACCAGAGTCTAATGAAAATTCACGATAATATTTAGGATTTTCTTTCATATATTTTATGCCCTGTAGATAGTGCTGTACAGTTCGCCACTTATGACCTCCTAATGTGAAAAGAGACTTTGTTTTGTCGTTACCAGGAGGTTCCCAAAAATTAGACAACATTTTTCTCCAGTTTGGTATAGCAGAAAGCTCTTCGTATTTTGAAACATCACAATGTTTAATCTTTTCACCAGCACCCATACCAGGTAACTCATTATCCTTGCTTTTACTATAATACTGGAATACCACAGAAGTATCATATAAAGGTACACCCGACTTCAAACAAATACTTTTATCATCACTACTATACTTTTTAATTGTTTTTTTTGCATTTTTAGATTTAGTTTTAGATTTAGTTTTAGATTTAGTTTTAGATTTTTTTGTAGTAGAACGAATACATAAACCCATGATAATAATTTGTGTAGTAAAGTATTATATAATAATCCAATATAATAATCCAATACTATATTATAATCTTTAAAGATAATAATATAATGTCCGCACCAACCCAACCACAAAATTTAGTAGCATTAACCGCCGATGGGGGTACTGTTTCTTTATCATGGAATGCCTCATCGGGAACATCAACAATAACATACACCCTCGAATATAAAGTCGGTGGCTTCGGCGACTGGATGGAATTATATAAAGGACCAGGTTCAGTGTCAGGGTCAATAAGAAGTTACACAATCGCCAATTTTGATAGCGTCGCTGTCGTAAATAATAGTGTAACATATTGTTTCCAAGTATATGCTACAAACACAAATGGAAGTAGCGCACCATCCAATATCGCACAAGCCACACCTTTTAATAATAGTCTACCTACATATTTATGGTCACGTTTTGAACCAAATTGTCCTAGTTTTAAAACATCACAAAATAATATAGCTAATTCGGGGTATGACATGCAGAGGAAAGCAAATGTTTTACAGTGTCCGGCAAATGGAAGACTAAATTTTACAAAAGCAATGTTGTGGTCTATGGCTTCTAGAAATCAACTTACACGACAAAAAGCATGGGCTTCTCAATCACAAACAAACACATATCCTAATATTACAAATATAGATAACACACCAGATGTAGGATTACAAGAAGTCAATAATACACTAACTTGCTGGAGCATACCATCTCCTATTGTGTGTAACCCATCCACTAGTTCTAACGTACCAGGTAAACCTGTTATACTTTGTTTCAATACAGATGCACCGTTTAATAACTATAGACAACCACAAACATATTCAGCAGGCGGGACCAAATGGCCCATGTTTTCATCAAAATAGTTACACTATCACCTCAAAAATTGAAGTTGGTTTTAGTTGATAGCAGGTACATCATTCTGGTCAAAATACCATCTATCCGCCAAATACCTTGGTCTGTTAAAGTTATCATCAAAGCTTCTAGATGCTGATTTCATCTTAGGACCACTTACAAGAATATCCTGTATCTCGGCAATACTTATTGCGTTATTATAATAAGTTAAGCTAGATAAATATCCAGCAAATCCGCCATGTAAACACACATTTACATCATCATAGTTCTGCTTTACTACATCCTTCATAATACGCCGCTTTGTTAAACGCCCATTAACATATACATCACAGTTTCTACCTTGTACACGTATTACAACATTCATCCATTTTGCTATAGGCAAGTCATTAATATCTATAGTATCGCTCAATGGATCATTGAATGAATTCATTATTACACGAATACCATCATATTTGGGATTTATATATAAACCGGGAGCATTATTTGGGGAAACAATACCCTGATCATTAGATTCCTTATTTCCCTTATTAAATACATGATGATACTTTGTATCATTTGTAAAACCATTCAAAAATAACCATACGGACCATGTAAACTCTATACCGGTCTTTTCATTACTAGAGCGAATAATTGTAATGGATTTTTTAATATCAGGGTTTTGAGATATTATTGTAGAATCAGAACCATTTATATATCCATCCACAAGTATAACTTTACCACTTGGGGAAAATAACCAACTAATAAGAGCAACCATGAGTCGAAATAAAATAGCAAACCCTATTATAACCATTAATAGAAAAGCAATCTTTGCAACCCAACTATTTGATTCTAAAAAATCTTTAGACCCCTCGACTACACTTGCTGAACTAAAATCTTTGAAACCTGATTGTGAATTAGGTTGGACGTCTATATCGGCGTCGGCACCGGCGACAGGACCACGGCCAGCACCAGGCCCTGGAGATGCATCCGGTAATAAATCCTTAAGTGATGGGTCAAGGTCTGGAGTTTTTAATGATGGTGGTTCAGCCATTTATATTTATATTTATATATTAGATATAAAATATTTATATAGTGCTTAATATATTACTACTAAAAATAATTAATCAATAGTTGATTAATTATTAACTATTTAATGTTAATTTTATATTTTACATTTTACATTTTACATTTTTATCTAAATGCTGAAACTCTTCAAAACTGAGTTATCTTTCAAGAAAGCCAATTCCAGTTTATATCTCTTAAGAGCATTCAAGTCAAATGCCGAATTAGTGTATCCTCTAGAGTAAATATCCCATACTTCTTTCGGACTAAATACATCAGGACTATATACCACGCTGGCGATAAAACCGGAAAATCCTGGAACCTGATAATTATCAGGGGTCTTATTTCCTCCAATGAAAATAGTACTACTATTTGAAAGCGGTGATGCAACTGTAGTCATACTGCATGTCTTTATTAATTTACCATCTATATACACGTCTATCGCACGATTATATACGCTAACCGATATATTCACCCAAGTCTGTAAGGGAAAATTTGTAACACTACAAGTAGATGAAAGTGAATTATATACATTTTCATTGTTTCCTACACTATTCGGATTATTAGGCTCAATATATATATTCAAGTCGTTAGTAGTCTTAGAAAAATACAAAGCAAAAAAGCATGGACTCTTTGTACCAGGAGCTACTGCTAAAATATTTTTACTATTTCCATAGTTTACGCCCCAGTCATCAATATAAGTCCACACGGAAAATGAATAATTATTTTTAGAACTATCCACTACCTTATCAAGAGACATACTAAATAATTCGGTTCCTTTTTGAAAAGACATAAGTACCTCCATTGAAGTGAAAAAGTAACTCCATATAATATATAAAAGTATCACAACAATTACAACACCTAATATTAATTTTAAATCCATTTATAATATACATCTAGAAATTTTTCTTAATAACAATAATTATAATAACAATAATTATAATAACAATAATTATAATAACAATAACAATAATTATAATAACAATAACAATAATTATAATTTAATACTTTACAATAAATAAAAATACATGGTTACACTGTTATAGGAGGATTCATATCTTTCATAGATTCATACATCAACTTTATGTTCTGCGCTAATACAGGCGTCTTATAATATACTAAATTACACATCTCTCCATATATACCCGGCGATGAACCTATGTTCACACCATTTGGATTTTGATAGGGTATTATATTTGGTTCAGATATTACTAAATCCCCGTTTACAAATATATCCATACCACCATCTATAAAATTTACAAAAACATTATTCCATCTCGAATATATTATTTTTACATCTCTTTGTGTCTTTTTATCAGGCACTATAACGGTACGTTTACTTCCATTTGCGTCTGTAACATCGACAGAAAATATAATTGCACCCTTTTCTGCATTAAATTGCATATCGGGTACATTTCCGCAATTAATCAATGATGTATTTTGAACATACGCTTCATTCGTATTATTTGGAACAGGGTGAATGTATATCCAACTAGACAATCCATAGTTTACGCTTTTAGTCAAGACCTTCAGTGAGCGAGGAACAGGTACATGGTTCTTTATTTCTAATGGATATACTTTATCTGTTAGCACAATACCGTCACTAGTTATTACTTTATTAAATATTTTTGGAATCAAAAACTTGGAAGCTATTAATGCTATCTCAATTAGTAATATAATTACAACAGTATACTCTTTCTTTGCTAACTGTAACTGTTCTCTTAACACATTTGAACAGTCAATGAGAAAACAAGGAATATACAAAATTAGTTTTAGAATGAAAGTAAATATAAATCCTAAACCAGTATTATTAGATAAAACTAAACTACTAGATGTGTTGAAGTTAAATAGACTAAGAACTAATGCAACAAGACCCATTAGTAACAGAAAGTTAATAATACTTATAATCTGTTCTAGAGTAGATGGTATAGACATTACCTTCGATAGTCCATAAATAATTAATCCTAGAACAACCGCGAAACCAATAAATGATAAACTTATTTTAGATATAAGTTCAGTATAAGGGCCAATTTCTTTCACACCCGAACCACCCGACATGGTATAAATCAACAGTACCAATAATAGTACCCCAATCGCCAAAAATCCTAGAAGCGATAAAGTTTTATATGTAGTTAAAAATTCGAAACTATTTTTATAGTAAATATAAATCGTAAACCATACGTAAAATAAAAATATTGCTAGTAGAAAATACTTAATTATACCGGTAAATAAAGACTTTATTGTTTCACAGTAAAAATTTATGTCTGTCAAGTAAGACAAAAAGGCGTTGGGGGCAGGTTTCTTATCAGTTCCTGCTCCTAATGTAGATGTGAACGTCTTAACACCGGATGAACCAGAAAACTTAAAAGCATATAAGTAAATCCATCTTGCTAAAAATAATACGGATAATATTTGAAATACATTTGCTAATAATCCATTGTCTGTATATTTATATAAAATATAGTTTAGAATACCAAAACCAAAAATAACCATCAAATTTATACCCAGTGATATACTATTTGTCGCCATGTATGCAATAATATTTTCACCATTTATTATGAATAAAGCCCCTAAAACTACTGCGGCCAAAAATAATAATTTCACCTTTGTGCTTATTTTATCCCAGTAAAAAACAACACTTAATATCATCGTTGCTAGCACTAATCCAATTAATAAAGGTAATAATACACTAGATAGACGCGCAACCCAACCAACCATGTTGCCTATAAATTGTAAAATTGAGTCTATGGTGAAATTTAATGCTAATAAAATTGTTAATATAATTGAAAGGGGGTCTGTAATATCCCTTGTTTTTTCAGATAAATCTTTTCTAGAAATAACTAACACTATTATTACAGGCAAACACCATAGTAATGTCAAAAAATTTATATTTTGAAAAATACCTAAATTGGCTATATTATTATAACCACATATAGACACTATTATTAAAAATAAAAATATACCTATCATGTAACTTTTTATTAGACCACCTGTCGTAAATAACATAACAAATGACACTAGCAATAATGCGAAAATAATAAATCTTGTTACTGATAAAATAATATTTAATGGTGATGTTGATGATGATGTCGCATTTGTGGATGGTATACTATCCATTTTTATATATTATCCTATTATAATTAATATATAAAAACATTTATTCATTTGCTATTTATTGTTTTTGATTTTCGATTTACTATACACACAAAGACACACACACAAAGACACACACATATACATTGCTACAATTACGAATGGTCTAATCTATCCATAGCCGTTTTTTTACCATGACAATCCCGACATAATGCTACTAAATTACTAACCTCATTTGAACCACCATTGTGTAAAGCTATTACATGATCTACCTCGAACCATGCAGGCAACTGACGCTTACAATCTCCACATAACCAATTCTGGTTTGCTGCAACAAACTTTTTCTTTGTTTCGCTTACACTTCGTTTTGTAGTTCCTCTGCCTGACATCATCATCCGGTTAACACTTGGATTATTATTTCCATTTCCATTTCCACTACTATCACTCAAAGCACCGCCATTCATATAAATATCTTGATTTGTATCTGTAAATGATTTTGTATTTGTTAAGTTTAAAAATGGACTAATTAATCCCATAGAGTCACGCGTCATAGGTAGTGTTTTTATCATATCATTTGCTCGCCCTAAAAACTCTCTAGAATTCTCTGGATTTTTCTTAAAAAATAAATACAGTGAAAGTCCGCCAAAAGCAAATGTCGCCATTTTTAAATATTTACTAGTTTTTATAGTATTTAATATTTTTATTAACTTACCATCATAGTAAGTATTAGCGATCAATAACCCGGTTATTATAAATATTATTAATTCTATCTTCATTATATATTATTAACTATATACTCAACATATAATAATTTTTATATTCACATATACTTATTTTCTAGGTTTTATTTCCTATTTTTACTATTTTTCCTATTTTTCCTATTTTTCTTTGTTTTATACCCTCCAGTTACTACAGCAACTTGAACATTTGGTAGTCGACCCCTTGATTTATTAGAGTATTTCTCTAGTTTATCATAAATAATCTTATTTTCCATTAACTTTTTGTCAACCATAGACTTTTTTAAATCCATCGCCAAGACAGCAGAACTTCTAAGTTTACCAACACTTTCTTTGTGGATTGTTCTAATACTTATACTCATCAAATATTTATTTAACTGCTTAATATCATATACTAATTTAGGTATATTTATTATTTTACCACCATTTTTATACAAGTTATCAATTAATATTTTCATCAATATTCTGGTAACTGTATTTCGTACAACACTCGTCATTTTAGTCATTAAAGGTATACTCTCAATTAAATTACTATATGTAGACATTATCCCCCATGCATCAGCATTAAGTAGATATACTTCATAAAAATATTTACCCATTTCTAGTTTATAGTCAACTGTATATGTTACCAATACATCAATAATATATTCAACGATATAAGTAATAATAATATTGTACATATAGTTCTCAATGTCACTTCGCCCAACCTGTTTTAATTTTTTCGCTAACTCTTCGCCATAAACATACATGAATGTCTCATTTAAAAAAAAAAATTGTTTCTCATGTTTACTCATAAAAGTTTTATATGCTGACATAGCAAATCCTCGCAAACTATCTCTCGTTACTTTAACTCCTTCTTTTTTAAACTTTTGAAGTAAAGTATCATATTTTTCTGTTACATGTTTTTTAAATAAAAAAGAAGAAAATGGATGATGCCATTGAACACCTAAAGTATATAAAGCCTCCGGTATATTTTTCCTATCATTGTCTAACACGTACGATAATCCCCAGTCTATTAAAACAAGTGTGTTATTATCCGACATGTTAAACATAAGGTTATCAGGTTTAATATCACCATGAACTACACCATTTTTATATAAAGTCGGTATTACAATTGTCAAGTATTCAATAATATTATTGTTAAGGTTAATTAACTCGATAGGAGTAAGATCTTTTTTTTTTATATAAGTACTTAAAGATATACTCAACTCCGGCATATTTATTATTTTAAACTTATCTAAATTATTATTTATATTTTGAGAATTTATCGGTTCTTGTGTCATCTTATCTTTATTGTCTGTCAAAATATAGTCACATACTTCTTCTATTTTTACCTTATCTTGTTCTGTTAGTGGTTTAGGTTCACACATACTAACATTATCTAGCAAAAAATATTTCTTTACATTTGCAGGCAAATGTTCTAATCTTTTTTTGATATTATTTATGTACATATATTCCCTTTTACCATGCCTAGCTTCAATAAGTTTACTCACATAATTTGGTGGTGTATTTAATTCAGAATCTTTACAATTTAACGCAGGCTTAAATATGCATCCAAAACCACCTTTTACAAAAGCTGCACCTCCATCATATATACTATTTACCTTTTTCTTATTCTTTATTATTTTTATTTTTTTTGTTTTGTTTCTTGTTTTACTATTTGTCATTTTATTTATATTTTTTTTATTTTTCATTACTATAATATTAACATATAATATTAACATATTTTATTTATTTTATTTTATTTATTTTACTTCTTATACAAATAATATACACCTACAACACCTCCAACTAAAATTAAAAAGAATACTAATTTTTGCCTATATTTAAGCTCTTCTTGTATTTTTATTGCTTTAGGTTTGTAATTATAGTAATATTCTTTTAACGCTTGAGTAAGAGATATTTCGGCTTTACCAGTCATTTTATTCACACGGTTATGTATAAAATGAACCCACTTAATAAACGAGTCACGACTATCCAAATAAGGGGTTATTGGGTATTTATCAATTAAATCGCTAAATTTATTACCTATCCTTGAATCAGGCATAAATAACGGAAAATTATGAATTAGTTCATAGTACTTTTTTTTTGTTACGTCATTAGGGTGAATCGGATAACAAATAGCTATAGACAAAAGAACAAACCAATAATGCGGACCCCAAACATTTGAATCTAATACCATTTCTAATTAGAAACAATATAAAAAGATAACAAAGAATACATATAACTATGAATTCAAAATCATTAAAATTAACATATAATAATTTTTGCAATAATTGTGGTAAAACGGGACACTTATTAGCCGAATGTAAAAATCCCATAACAAGTATTGGGATCATTTCATTTAGGTATAATACAATTAATAACTGCCTTGAATATCTTTTAATACAAAGAAATGATAGTTTCGGATTTGTAGAATTTATACGTGGTAAGTATCCTTTATTTAACTTACAATATATACAAACATTGATTAATGAAATGACGCTTGAAGAAAAAAACAAATTGTTAAATATGAAATTTGAAGAAATGTGGAAACTACTATGGGGAGAGTATTCAGGTCTTCAATATAGAGGCGAAGAAACATCGTCTAAAGATAAATTCGAATCTTTGAAAAAGGGAATTAAAATTAAAGATGTTGAATATAATTTAAAATCATTAGTCGATTCTTCTACTACAAACTGGGATGAACCAGAGTGGGGTTTTCCTAAAGGGCGCAGAAATTATCAAGAAAAGGATATTGATTGTGGGCTCCGAGAGTTTACAGAAGAAACGGGATATGCTTTATGCGATTTTAAACTTATTGAAAATATCATACCATATGAAGAAATGTTTATCGGTTCAAATATTAAAAGTTATAAACACAAATACTACCTTGCTCACATGACAAATAATATTAAAGAGATTCAAGAATATCAAAAATCAGAAGTTAGAAATATAAAATGGGTTAGTTTTGAAGAATGTATAAATTGTATTCGACCTTATAATTTAGAAAAAATTAATATAATTGAAAAAATAAATAAAGTTTTACAAGAATATAGATTATATTAACATTATATAAGAATTACTTATTCATTTATAGTATATATTAAATGGAACAAGACCCGAATAAAAAACAAGACCAAAACCCCAAAAAACCATCAATAAAAATTAAACAAATTAATATTCCAGAAAATCTTCGCACATTACTTAATCCAGGACAAGGACAAGGACAAGGACAAGGACAAGGACAAGGTGCTGGAGTACGTGCTGGTCCTGCTGCCGCTGCAGCTTCTGGATTATCTTCGCTAGACCCCTTTATAAAAGTTGTAGCCGACTCAAATAAAGGTATTATTTTAATGCCCGTTCTTTCAGATGTTAAGTTTTCTATTCCGTCTGGTTCTGTTGGTTCTTTTTTAGGTAGTTCATCATCGCCATCATTATCATCCGAATCTTCGCCGGGTCAAGGTCCGGGTAACCAGCGCAATGTTTCTGAAGATACTAGTTATAGCCAGGATAAAAAAAGCAATGCACCATCAGTATCAAGTGCATCTCGACAGTCTCTAAGTTTTCCCAATTTTTCTAGTCTTTCTAAAGCAACATCAGGAGCACGCGGTGCAGACGGAAATATGACAACATCAACCTCTAGAAGCAATATACAAGATTTTAATATTTCTTTCCCGAGCGACAGCAAGAATTCGGGTATTAATATATCTGTTCGTCCTAGGGAACAGATTTCATCTTCTAAAAGTGGAAGTCAAGATGAAAGAGCAAGGGGTAGAGATATTAGCACACCAAGTCAAGAAGGGTTAGTGATGTCCATTACACCTTCACGAGAAAGTATCCATGGTAGTCCTGGATATGATATTAGAAGTGATGATTTATCAAGGGCGCCGTCTTTAGAAGTAGAAGCTGCTGCAGCAGAAAGTTTACAACATCTTAGACAACAGAAAGCACAAGAAGAGGCAGAGGCACAAGCACCACCACCACCATCATCATCGCCATCATCATCATCGCCATCATCATCATCGCCATCATCATCGCCATCATCATCATCGACTTTAACAGCCAAATCCAAATCAAAATCATCATCTACAACAGTAACAGAACCATCAAAGTCATCATCTACAACAGTAACAGAGCCATCGCAATCGTCATCGTCATCCACAAAAGCTACACAAAAAAGTACACCATCTATACCATCATTATCATCTTCGTCGGAACAAGAAGTACCTTACGTACCTGCAAAATCTTCTGAAGAAATACAAACAAGTGAGTCTAAATTTCAAGAAGAGTTGCAAGAACGTCTTCTTGCAAATATGTCACCTGAACAACAAAAACTACAAAAAGAATTTATTTTTAACCCTGACATGTCTAGAAAATCTAAAAGACAACAGAATAGATTCTTAAAAGAAAAAGGTGATGCAGAAAGAGAATCGATTCAACACTTTAATGAAGAATTTTCAAATCTTGACGACAAGTTGCCTCCATCACCTCCATCGCCTTCTGAAGAATTAGAAACACAAACTGATGAAAACTCGTATAATTTTCTATATCCAACTCTAGACGATCCTGAATTTAATATTAAAATTGCATCTAAAAAAGAATTTGCGGATACTAGATATGACGGAACTGTACAAAATAGTTTAGAAGCAATAAAAAAACACTCCAATAAAATGTGCAATGCCGATTTTGAATTATCTCCACATCAGTTGTTTGTTCGTAATTTTCTTTCTTTTCAAACGCCATATAATAGTCTTCTCTTATATCACGGTTTAGGAACCGGCAAAACATGTTCTGCAATAACAATATGTGAAGAAATGCGCGACTACCTTGTTCAAATCGGTATGTCAACATCTCAAAAAATTATCATTGTTGCTAGTCCTAATGTCCAGCAAAATTTTAAACTACAACTGTTTGATAAAAATAAACTCAAATTAATTGACGGTATTTGGAATATCCGCTCATGTACAGGTAACAAATATTTGAAAGAAATAAATCCGATGAATATGAAAGGAATGGAAGAAGAAAAAGTCGTCGCCGAAATTAAAAAGATTATTCGCCGATCATACCGCTTTCTAGGTTATGACCAGTTTGCGAACCTTATTGAAAAAACATCGACGGTAAGTGACGAAATCGTTGACAAGTCTCATCGAACGAAAATAATGATGCAGAAATTAAAACTAGTATTCGGTAATTCTCTTATTGTAATTGACGAGTTTCATAATATAAAAAGCACAGATGAGAAAAGCGGCACACGTGCTGTTGCTGAACAGTTAGAAAAATTAGTAAAATTCGGACCATTTCTCATGACACGTCTACTTCTTTTAACCGGTACACCAATGTATAATAGTTACCGCGAAATTATATGGTTACTCAATATTATGCGTTTAAATGATGGGAGGGCTGAGATTGATATTCGCGATGTTTTTAATCCTAACCCCGATGAAGGAATATTTGTAGAAACAAATGAAGGCCCAGGACAAATTATGGAAACAGGCCGCGAAAATTTGCGACGTTTTTCAACTGGTTATGTATCCTACATACGTGGCGAAAATCCTTATACATTTCCCTTTCGCATATACCCCGATGAGTTTTCTCCTGAACATACATTTTCTGGTGCGACTACTGGTTCCAAGTCACCAAAGTCAAGTGGCGAAAAAGGTGGTTACCAAATTCCAAGCATACAAATAAATGGCGCACGAATACCCGAACACCGAAAACTGTCTAGAATGCAAGATAAAATATATTTAACAGGAGCATCCGAATATCAGCAAAGCGTTTATTTATATATTATTCGACAATTTCTTGCCTTGAAAAAAGATGAAATGCGCAATATTGAAGAATCCGTTTCTGTAGGTATTAATATCTTGCGAAGCCCAGTTGAAGCACTCAATATTTCATACCCATCCGATGACTTTAATCCTGTTTCAGAAAATCCCAACTATGATATTCGTCTTCTTGTAGGCAAATATGGTCTTAGAAATATTATGAACTATGATGAAGAGACAAAAACCGGCTTCGAATATAAGGAAGATAAACCGCACATATTTTCCCGAGATTTAATAGGCGACTATAGCTCAAAAATAAAGAATATTTGCGACAATATATATAAATCGGAAGGTATTATATTAATTTACAGTTTTTATATCGAGGGTGGTGTAATACCTATGGCTCTCGCACTAGAAAGTATGGGACTTACGCGATATGGAACTAAAGCCAGGTCATTATTTAATAACCCTCCAGATGGAGTAAGACAGATAGATGGAATTACGTCTCGTCAAAGAAGCGAAATGCGAGCGAATGAGACATTTTTCCCGGCAAAATATGTTGTAATTTCTGGTGAAACAGCGCTTTCGCCTGATAATATTGGAGACGTTAAAGCAGCTAGCAATGAGGCAAACTTCGATGGGCGATTTGTTAAAGTCATTATTATTTCAAAGTCGGGAACTGAAGGACTTGATTTTAAAAATATTCGACAAGTTCATATACTTGAACCATGGTATAATATTAATTTAGTAGAGCAAACTATTGGGCGTGCAGTGCGAAATTGTAGTCACAAAGACTTAGAATTTGAAAAAAGAAATGTTCAGATATTTTTACATGGTTCTATTTTGACAAATACACCCGCTGAAGAAGCTGCTGATATTTATATGTATCGTTTGTCTGAAAGAAAAGCACGCTATATTGGCGAAGTAAGTCGCGTATTAAAAGAAAATGCAGTAGACTGTATTCTTAATATTGACCAAACAAATTTTACTGAAGAAAAATTCGACGAAAAATTAAATGACGAACCAGTAACACAAATACTTTCTTCGTATGACCCTACAACTAAATCTAGTATAGATATTAAATATAAAATTGGTGATAAAAATTATTCATCTGTTTGCGACTATATGGAGTGCGTTTTTAGTTGTAAACCGGGAATGGCTGAAAGTCGTATTGGAACAAGAAAAGATATTTTTACAGATGCAATTATAACCATGAATACTGACAAAATTATACAGAGGATACGCGATATTTTTCAAGAAAGATACTTTTACAAAAGAACGTCGCCGGGTGAAAAAATACAGGATATATCAAGCGACTTAATTTCTACAATTAACTATAATAAAAAATATCCTATAGAAGCAATCGATATTGCTCTAACACAGTTAGTAGAAGACAAAAACGAATATATTCGCGATAAATATGGTAGATATGGAAGACTTGTAAATATTGGTTCGTACTATTTATTTCAACCACTCGAGTTAGATAATCCCATAATACCTATTCGTGATAGACAAAAACCTGTGGATTTTAAACGTGAAAAAATTGTTTTCAAACCAAATAAAGAAAAAAATTATTTTGAGGAGGTTAAAAAGTCATATATTTCAAGTATACAACAATCACGTGCATCATCAAAGGCTAAGCCTGGAAAAAAATTATCAACTCTTGAAGAAGCATTAGAAGAAGATGTAGAAGAAGGGGACGTTGAAGGCGATATTGAAAGCGAAGACGAACTTTTCAAATATTTTTCCACAGTTAAGAAGGAACCGAAAGCATTAATAAAAGCTAAAAAACTATTTAATGAAGCTAATAAACGAAATACTTATAAGAGGGGTAACAATGATTGGTATTATAACTGTGGTAATATTTTAGAAACAAAGTTATCTTTTATTCCACCCGAGTTAATACAAAAATTAGTTGTATCTCATATTTTAGAAGAATTGAATATAGATGAAACACTTTCAATTCTTAATTATATAATTTCTCCAAAAGGACGTGAAACACTTGCCGAAAGACGAGACAATCCTGAAAAGTATGTATTTGACGAACTAATAGAAGAATACTATGAAAATAATATTTTACATAGCAGAAACGGCATCGAAGGAGTGTTATTGATTAATATTGATGGAACATATCAGTTATTTATAAAAGATACAAAACTGAATATATGGAAACCCGCAGGTCCTGCAGATATTGAATATTTTAAAACCGATATTTCTGACAAAAATGCAATAACTGCTGAGACTCCTTTAAATAACTATATTGGATTTATAACATCAATAAAGCGAAAAGATTTTTCGTCGTTAATTTTTAAAACAAAGAAAATAACTGTAGGTAAAGGTAAAGCTAAAGCTAAGTCATTTGCAAGTAGTATAGCATCAAGATGTGACCAAGCGGGTAGAGCAAAAACTGAGAAAAATATAAAAGATATTTTAGAACCACCAAAAATAAACGAAATAGTAGATGCTTTACCGAAGTCAAAAAGAGATGAATACTTAAACTATGGTATTGAAAGTCGTACAGATGAGAATGGGGAAGTAGTTCCTATACCGGATGAAATATTAATTCAGTTGTTTATAAATCGTATTTCTTTAGATAGTAGTAAACCATTGTCTGTTTCAAATAAAAGAGATACAAATGAAATAGAGTTATGTATTTTACAGGAATTCATTCTACGCTATTTTGACACGATAAGACAAGACGAAAAAAGATGGTTTTTAACCCCAGTACAGGTTTTACTCAATAAAATCTAAACATTAAGATGATTTAATTGAATTATTTGAATTCATTAATATATGTAAATTAATATATGTAAAATAATATATGTAAATTAATATATATAACATTTATTTACATATATTATATATAAAATCAAAACATATTTAAATCATGAGTAGTAGAATAGCATCATCAAGCCAATCTAGAAGAAATGCCGTAGCAGGCAAAATGTCACTATATATTAAAAATATAATTTCTAAAAAATTATCTGTACCCATAAAATATGTGGGAACAAATATTGCCGAAATTCTCGAACAAATTTTAAGTAATAATTTTGAAGGGAAGTGTTGTATCGAGGGTTATGTAAAACGTGGTTCAGTTAAAATTGTTACATTTTCAAGCGGAACTATAGTAGGGAATTGTATTATTTTCACCGTTGTGTTTGAATATTTGGTCTGTAATCCTCCTCAAGGTATGAGAATATCATGTGCTGTTAAAAATATAACAAATGCTGGTATTTTAGCACATACTGACGAAGGTGAATATTCACCTTTAAATATTTTTATTGCTAGAGACCATCATTATAATATTGCTTATTTTTCTGAATTAAAAGAAGGAGATATTATAATGGTTCGTGTAATAGGTCAAAGATTTGAATTGAATGATCCCTTTGTATCTGTAATCGGCGAACTAGAATTAAAACAGGAAAGAGAGTCGGGGCCCAGTGTAATGCGTCAAATAGAAAATGCAAAGAAAAAAGGTAATCCTTTATCTGTAGTTTTAGAAGAAAATAGCGACATGTTGGGAGAATTTCAAATATCAAATCAGGCTGATGCAGCTGCCGCAGCCGTTGCTAGTGACGAAGAATCTGAAGAATCAGCAGAATCAGAAGAATCTGAAAAACCAGCAAAAGAAAGTTCAGAAGTTGAGGGTAATGTTGAAGGTGAAGGTGAAGGTGAAGGTGAAGGTGAAGGTGAAGGTAAAGTTGAAGGTAAAGTTGAAGGTAAAGTTGAAGATACAGGTGAAGAAGATAAGGGTAAAGTTGAAGATGAATAGTAACACATTAGATAATTTTATTATGTTATTTAAAATTGTATTTCTATTTATTTATTTTGTATTTAATTGTTAATATAAAATAAAATTGAAACTATTATAAAGATAAATTAATATAGTAAAGTAACATCCTTTCGTATCAAAAAATCTTTAACAATGTCTATGTCTACAATCGCATCTACACCCGAACATCCTCCTATTACATTCACTACTACTTCTACTGTAGTTGAACCAAAAAAAAGAGGTCGTTCCAAAAAGAATGGTACCGCTTCTACAACAACTACTACAAATACTACAACGATTACAATTACGCCGAAGTTTATAGAGGTCGATAGTTCAGGTGAAGGAGCCGAAGATTGTATAGGAACAATTGACTATAATTATAAAAATGAAATCGTGTCTCCTGCTGATTCGCCTGATTCAGAAGTATCAAATAGCAATATCCATAATGGGGGTGGAGATGCAAGTGCAAACAATACTCACGAGGAAGATGAAGAAAATGACGATGGTTTATATAAGTTGACACAATTTAACTATGATATTTTAATACCATTTATACTGATTAATATGCATGCATCTAGTAGAAGCAATATTCTTGCGCTTCTACATACTACTCTTGTAAGTTGTATCGAGGGTAGATGTATTTCAGAAGGATTTATTAAACCAGAAACTGTACGAATTGTCGACTTTAAGTGTGGAAAAATAGTTGCTAAAAATGTACAATTTAATCTCGTAATAGAGTGTTTTATTTGCAACCCTATTCAAAATTCTATAATTAACTGTATCGCCAATAATATTACACAAGCAGGGATTCGCGCAATTTCACACGACAAGTATTTACCTGTCATTGTATATATTTCACGAGACTATAGTATGCTTACACAAAATACTTACTACAATACAGTCAAAGAAGGCGACAAAATAGCAGTAAGGGTTATCGGAAAACGCTTCGAAATGAATGATAAATTTATTCAAATCATTGGAGAATTAGTTCCCCCAAAAAAGGAGCGCATTTCTTTGAAAACACCTAAAAAATTAGTTACAACCGCATCTACTACCAATTTTGGTTCTTTGGGTGAAATTATTACTACATCATCCTCATCCTCATCCTCATCCTCATCCTCATCATCATCATCATCCTCATCATCATCCTCATCATCATCATCATCATCTACATCTGCACCGGCTCCACAAAAGGCTCCAAAGGCTCCCAAAGAACCGAAGGCTCCCAAAGAACCAAAGGCTCCCAAAGAACCAAAGGCTCCCAAAGAACCAAAGGCTCCCAAAGAACCAAAAGCTCCCAAAGAACCAAAGGCTGCAAAAAAAACAATTAAGAGCAATGTAGAAGAATAAATAAATATACTATATTAATAATTCATATTAAGATTCATAATAAGTAAAATATAATTTTGGAATAAAAATATATAGAAAGATTTTTTTATTTAACTATAAATGGAAACAGGAGAAAATATAACATCTTTATATCATACCAAAAAATATGTATCAGATAATAAGTACTTTGTAGACTCTTTAAAATTTTTAAAAGAACGAATCGAATCTACTAACACATTTCACCAAATAGAAATATTAAGAATATTTAATGACAATGGTGTATTAGTTAATGAAAATAAAAATGGTGTTTTTATTAACCTAACATATGTAGATTCTCCTATTCTAGACAAAGTTTATAAATATTTAAGTTATGTAAATAAACAAGAAGACCAACTAAACGAAATTGAAAAGGAAAAAGAAAAAATTGTGACTTCATTCTTTACATAGCATTTTTATATTATATTATATTATATTATATATAAACACCTACATCCATATATAATATTTAAACTATAATAAAGACATGTGTAAGTATAAGTATAACATAAGCATCTAGACAATTCAACCAGTTATAATCTTAATAAATGTCAACACAGTCGCATCATGAACTAAAAAAAACAAAAAATATAAATGGTGAAGAATCTGTAGCATCATCTTTGAATTCAGTTGTAAAAAAACAATTTACAAATATGACCGAACAATATAATTTATATGCATCAACCATAAACAAAATGGAAGAAAAAATAAAAGAATTAAAAAATATAATGCTATCTGAATGTTTTTTAAAAAATTGTCAGAATTTTACAATGGAAATTCCAAAGTCGACCAAAACCACAACCACAACCACAACTACAATCACAAATAAAGACAAAAATATTGTTACACTGGTAAGCAATGAACACGATAATAAACAAGAAAGCACAAATTTACAATATTTTACCCCATCTCAGTCTAACTCACTCTTCTGGTGTTTTTATATTATTTATAATGGCTTTGCTTCTTACGAATATGAATCTAACTATTTTACCGCCGAACAACAGTTCAAAATTCAAACCATTGAGAAAGTAAAAAAGGGTGAAGGTAAAACCTGTTTAAAGGAGCATAAAATATCAAAGACATGTTTCGAATCTGGTCTACTTGGTTCAACGAATATTAATGCTAAAACTTTATATGCTCTTTGTTTATGTTATAATTTAAATATTTTTTATATCTATAAAAATACCTATTATGAAATGATTTCGAGTATAGAAAAACCTATACACATTATCAAATACAACGCAGAAACAAATAACTACTCAATTTGTCTACCTGTCGATATAAATGCAACTGAAACATTGAGCAAACATTCCGATTATATAGAAAAAACCAAAGAAAAATATTGGAAACTTGATAGTCTTGATAAACCTCTTCGCCCGGTTACTGTATACTCTGTACAGGATCTTGTTAATATATGTTCTAAACTTGATATTGCGGTTGTTTGTGAAACAACAAACAAAAAGAAAACAAAAGCGGAATTGTATTCGTCTATCCTACAAAAATTATGAGTGCGTGAGTGCATGAAATATGAGTTTATGTTTAATACTTTTTATTTGAAAATTTTTATTATGGCTATGACTACTTTTTTTTATTTTTATTTTTATTTTTATTTTTATTTTTACTTTTAAATTGTAATATAAAATTGATTACAATTTAAAATAATAGTAGGATTATATATACAACACAGATAGAGATATGTCTCGATCGAATCCAAATCCCAACCCTAAGGAAATGTTCAATATCATGACACAAAAATATTTAGACAACATTTTTAAAAAAGAAGACGGTGTATCAGAGCTTGAAGTAAAATTCGGAACAAGAGGCGTCAAAGAAATTACAAAAGATGACTTCGATAATGTCGTTAAAAAATTACTCTCATGCGGTTTCAAAATTGTAAAATCACAAGAATACTGTCTCAAAATTCAATCAGAGTTCACAGATATCGGCACAGGCAAAACAAAATTGTCAAATATTAGAACAGAAATCTACGGTTTAAGTAACATACAAAAATACTGCAGAAATGACCGCCTCGAGGATATCAACTACCGCTTTGTTCAAAAAACACAAGCAAAAGAAGGCTCCGAAATTATACGACCCGTCAATTTTGATGACTTCAATTTTCGCCTCAGTTATCAAAAGGAAAAGATGATAAATATAACCTCCAGTCTCGGTCAATCTATATTATCTACCTGGGTCAAAGAGAAAAAAATATTTCGCCATATTAACCGCACAACTTTGATTCACGATAACTATCCATTTCATGTAGATATGTCCGTTGTTAAAGAATCTCACCGCCGCGACGGACATCTTATACCCGAATATTCTTTCCAAGCATCCAAAACAACCGATTGCGAACCCAAATACGAGATTGAAATTGAAATGGATAACTCTCTAGTCGGTATCGGCAAAAAAATGAATAATGCTATTGTCGTCGCCGATACACTGCGCACCGGTATTAAAATAATATTAGCAGGAATTCAGGGTACAAATTTTCCCGTATCTTATGATGAACTAAATATAACAAAAAAGGACTACTATTATCTGTTGCACCCCGAAGAAAAAAGAGAAAAACTAAAATCAAAGTCGGAGAAAGGTGGAAAAGGTTCTGAACATGATTTGGAACTCCGCGACACCGAGCAGATTACCTTAACACCAAATCATTTTATCGGTCCATCATCGTACACTCTTCAAGTATTAAATATTGCACCCATAAACGATGACTGCTCTATACCCAATATTAGAAATAATTATACTGTAACTGATAAAGCAGATGGTATGAGAAAAATGTTATATATTTGCCCAACAGGTCGCATATATTTAGTAAACACAAATATGAATTTTGAATTTACTGGTGCCGTATCACGCGAAGAACGTATATACAATACACTTATTGACGGCGAACATATTATACACAATAAAAATGGTGAATTTATTAACTTGTTCGCAGCATTTGATATATACTTTATAAACGGTAGAGATGTTCGACGCAGCGCATTTGTTATTATATCTGATTCCGATAAAAAAGCAAGCGCCGAGGTTGATGAAATATTGGGCGAAGGACAAGAAGAATTTGAATCCGAAGCAGATATTCGCGAAGGTGCGCGTGCGCGGTCATCTCAGAAGAAAGACATGGAACTTCGTGAAGAAGAATTGGCTCGTGGAGCTAGAAAGGGCAACGAAGAGTCGCGACTTTTATTACTTAAACAGGTCGTGCTTGAAATGAATATACACCCTGTCATCACCGGCGACAGTATTCCTATAAAAATCAATGTAAAGAGATTCCAAATCGCATCTCCAGACAAAAGCATATTTGCATGCGCCAACTCTATTATATCCGGTCAAAAAGCAGGCACCTTTGAATATGAAACCGATGGTCTTATATTTACACCTTGCAGCACCGGCGTCGCCAGTAACAAAGTAGGTGTTGCTGGACCACTACACAAGGTAACATGGGATATGTCATTTAAATGGAAACCGCTCAATCAAAACACAATTGACTTCTTAATTACAACAAAAAAAAATAAAAACGGTACTGATGCAGTGGGTAACATATTTGAAAATGGTGTCGATAACATGAAAAGCGAACAGCTCCAACAGTATAAAACAATCATTTTGCGTGTTGGTTACGACGAACGCAAACACGGCTATATTAATCCTTGCGCTGCCGTTATCGATGATAAACTACCTCACGCCGGCGAGGTTGATACCAGCGAAGGCTATAAACCCGTACCATTTTATCCAACCAACCCTTATGACCCAGAGGCATGTATATGTAACATCCCGCTCCGCGAAGACCAAAATGGCGTTTTACAAATGTTTACTAGCCAAGATGAAATATTCGATGATGAAACAATCGTAGAGTTTAGTTATGACGCCAGTCGCCCCAAACACTGGAGATGGGTTGCCGAACGTGTTCGCTATGATAAAACAGCCGAATATAAACGCGGTATTAAAAATTACGGGAACGCATATCATGTTGCTAACAGTAATTGGTACTCTATCCATAATCCTATTACCTTGGAGATGATAACTACTGGTCAAAATATCCCCGATGAACTCGCCGACGATGATGTGTATTATAATAAGTCTAGTGGCGACAACAAGACGCGTTCGATGCGCGACTTTCATAACCTATTTGTTAAAAAAATGCTTATTACCAAAACGGCAGCGAAAGGAAATACGCTTATTGATTATGCTGTGGGTAAAGCGGGCGACTTTCCTAAATGGATTGAGGCAAAATTAGCATTCGTATTTGGTATAGATTTGTCGAAAGATAATATTGAGAACCGCCTTGATGGAGCGTGTGCACGGTTCTTAAACTATAGGAAGAAATTTTACTCAATGCCCTATGCACTATTTGTAAACGGAAACAGTGGTGTAAATATTAAATCTGGCGACGCAATGTTTACTGAGAAAGGAAAGGAAATTGTTCGCGCATTATTTAATGATGGCCCCAAAGACGAGTCTATTTTAGGGAAGGGTGTTTACCGCCAATATGGAAAAGCGACCGATGGTTTCAATATATCGTCATGTCAATTTGCCTTACACTACTTCTTCGAAAATATAGAAAAATTAAACCAGTTTCTTAAAAATGTAAGTCAGTGCACCAAAGTGGGTGGATATTTTATCGGAAGCTGTTATGATGGTGCGTCGATGTTTCATGCTCTTCGTTCTTTAGAAAGGGGGAAATCTATTGGTTTAAATATCGATGGTGACAAAATTTGGGAGGTTACAAAAGAATATAGCCAAACAACATATGACCCTGATATTAGCTGTGTAGGATATGCAATCGATGTTTATCAAGACTCAATTAACAAAACAATCAAGGAATATTTGGTAAACTTTACGTATTTTACGGAACTTATGAAAAGCTACGGGTTTGAACTGTTGAAGCGTGATGAGGCAGTTAAATTAGGAATCCCAAATAGTTCCGGCATGTTCTCCGAATTATTCACAGTCATGGAGAGCGAAATACAGCAAGACCCTAAGCAAAAGACTAGATACGGTTCCGCACCCTTTATGACCCCTAAGGAGAAACAGATTTCATTCTATAACCGTTATTTCGTATTTAAAAAAGTCGCAAGTGTAGATGTTGAGGATGTTTTCCAGAGTGTTACAGGAGTTCACGTGTTTCAGGAGAAATTGAATCGTAAGGATACATTAGCTGCTCAAATGGTTGCATCACAGCTGATGCTTGAGGAGGGTGAGAGCGCTGGAGTAGGTAAAGGTAAAATGTCATATAGGCCTACAAAAGAATCAGATTTGAAATTATTGGGAGAAAAGGGTGCAAGTTTAGGATTATCGGCTGCCGAATTGGAGGGTTCTGATACACAACTGTCAAAACTATTTGGTTCGAAGGCGAAGGATAAAACGAGTAAGAGCAAGAGTAAAGGTAAAGGTGAAAGTATGGGTGCTGAAGCTGCTGTTGCTAGTGTAAAGGGTTATAGTGAGAAAGATTTAGAAAAGTTGGATAAATCTGAAGGTATTACATTAAAGAAGAAGTCGGCACTTTCGGCTGTTAAACTACCAAGCACAGGTGCTGTTGCTGCTGAACCGGGTGCAGCTGCGGCAATAATAGAAAAGTCGAAATTAGGAATAAAAGAATCGTCTTCGAAACTTTCGGCTGAAAAGTCAAAATCAACTAAGGAAGAAAAAGCGATGACTGCGGCGACTGCGGCGGCAAGTGAGGGAGATAAATCCAAAGAGAAAAAACCATCATCGTCTAAATTTGGGTCGATTAAGTTGAATCCGTCAGCACTTGCAGCTTTATCTGGTAAGCCGCCTTCAGGTGATAAATAAATAAGTAAATTATTTAAATAGAGTTTACTGTACTGTAATGTAATATATTGAATAAAATATAGTTACTATTATTTTTATTCTAGGTGTTATATTTTAATATTATTTATATGTATATATGGCTCAATCACCTATAGATATACATGACATAATAGGCTTGTTACATAATTCGTTAAGTTCAAATATTAGCGGTATATTGACATCATGTAGACCTGGTTGTCGTACTAAACTGTGGCAAAAAGAATATGACGCTAAAAGGGGACAAATAATGGCCCCAAACGTCTTACTTCATCATTTAAGAAATAAATACCTAAAAAAAATAGCAATGCAACAACATGCGATTCATATGTTTACTAAACCACCCCCGACTCCGACACTTGGAGATATACCGCAATCGGTACGTAATAATGCAGCAAATGCATCGCATAAAAGACTATTAAACCACTCAGGTATAAGCAAACCAGATAGTAGAAAAAGTAGTTTTGTATTGAACAAAATAGACACTACAATGACTAGGTTAGATTATATGAGTAAAGAAGAAAGACAAAAAATTTTTGATGATGTGCAAAAGGTAGTTCTTTTAAGTATTATAACTGCGTTAGTTAAAAAAAAACAAGCAATTGGAGCGGATACTACAGAGTTGAGAAATATCGAAACTGACATATATAAAAATACACATTCTGTTTATATTATGTATAGTTTGATTCATGAATATATTCTTCATATGTATCATACTGAATCTACTCCTAGTACTACAAGTGCTTACTTATTACAGTTTATTAGATATAAACTACCTGTTTTATCGGCATCTTTGAGTCCATATTATCAAGGTGAAAAAGATATTATAGATTTTAAAATTTATTTACCTTTGCTTGAAAAATATATTGAATTAGTTTTAAGAGAATCTGGTATTGTACTTGCAGGTAATTCTATAAAAATAGCCGAATCAATTATGGAAATAATACGTCAACACATTTGCGCCTTTGTTCAAGTCGCAGGAGATCCAGATATTTGTATAAGAAAGACTATAGTAGATAATGCTACAAATATTATAATAAAAGGCGTTCGCAATTTTTTATCAGATTATATCCGCCGTAATCAAAGCACCCATATGACTGGTGTTGGTGTTGGCGATGATGCAGGAGGTAGTCTTAATCGTAATCGTAATCGTAATCATAGTCCTATAAAAAAGTATAAAAATAGGACCAAGCACAGAACCAAATGTAGAACAAAATATAGGACCAAGCGTAGAACAAAATATAGAACAAGTCATCAATATAAGATAAAAAATAAAAAAACAAGAAAAATATATAAATATTAAATATAAATATAGTAAACCTAAGTCCACTCAATCGGTTTCTAACTGAAACCAAATTTAAAACCGATTATTATTTACTTGCTGTAAATAATGATTAATAATTAAACAATCTAAATATTATTTTTTAGATACATATAACTATCTTTATGTCATATTATAATTTAATATCAATAAAAAACCCTGAAATACATAATTACGTATCTTTTTCTATTGATAAACCAACTCCCGCGCTACCATCATGTTATATATCATACTCACTGTGTGACTATTTATCAAAATTTAAGAAACAAATCGAGGTTTCATCTGACGCGTGGGATAATATTAAAAAATATACAAACCCTTATGAATTTATTCATACTCTTATACCCGGTAATAAAATATCAATCAGTAAATTAAAGCCTCTATCTAGATCTTTCTATAAAATGATAGAGTTATGGAAAATGTTTAAACTAGGAGAAATAAAAAATGTACATCCTTCTTCGCCCCCTCAGTTATCCCCACAATCAACCATCAAAACATTTCATCTTGCAGAAGGTCCTGGCGGATTTATCGAAGCGACTTCATATATGCGTAAAAATACCAATGATATATACTATGGTATCACGCTTCTAAACGAGGACCCAGGCTGTCCAGGGTGGAAAAAGAGCAACACGTTTTTAGAAAATAACCCAAATGTTAAAATTGTAAATGGTGAAGATGGAACAGGCGATATTTTAAAACTGGAAAATTATAAATACTGCAAAGACCGTTTCATGAATTCTATGGATATTATTACAGCAGACGGAGGAATAGATGTTTCAAATGACTTTAATAAACAGGAAAAACTAGTCAGTAAGTTGCTAGTTGCCGAAATTATATATGCAGTAACTATGCAGAAAAAAGGCGGACATTTTGTTTTAAAGATATTTGATATATTCTCAAAACTTACAGTAGACATGCTTTACTTACTATCGTCATTATATGGCGAAGTTTATATAACAAAACCATATACAAGTAGGTTAGCAAATTCGGAGAAATATATCGTTTGTAAGAATTTTTTATTAGACGATTCGTCCAGGCTATATGAAGTTTTTTGTAATGAATTTTCGAAATTAGATACAAACGAAGAGATTCAAAGTATATTAAATCTTGAACATGATTACTACTTTTTAAATAAAATTGAGGAAATAAATGTAGTACTTGGACAGAGACAATTAGAGAATATAATTACTACACTAAATATGATAACAAATCGGAACAACTATGATAAAATAGATTCGATGAAAAAACTACATATACAAAAATCTATAACTTGGTGTGAAAAACATGATATTTCGTGCGTTAAATTATACTCTTCTAATAATATTTTTTTATCGAATATATACGAAGATGGAACACCTATTTCTTTTTTTAAAACAAATAACAATGCATTTTTGAAGGGTAAAAGTTCTAATTTTACAAATAATGTGTATATTGGTGGCGGAGCAGGTGGTGCATATAGTAAAAATAAATCAAATCCGTCTTTACCCGAGTCATCAACACAACCAGAGAATCTTGCAAATGAAATTACCGAGAGTGCCGAGGTCGATAATACTGATACAACTAATTTAACTAATTCTGAATAAAATTGTAACTAGTTTACGTACATTTAATTATACAAATTTTAGCTTGTAAATTGTATAATTAAATTTTACTTATATTTTACTTATATTTATTTGTGTGTTTAGCAATAGTATTTTCGTGTGGAGTATCATAAAAAAACTGTCCATCGGTGTATTCTATATTATTACAATACAATATAAATGATACACCACAGTCTTCGATTGTATATGGATAACTTCTAGTAAATGCGTCGTAACTAAGTATGTTAAAATTTATTCTTTCCATATGGCGAATAATAATATCGCACGCTTTATTTGATAAATAAAAAATAACACCAGCTGCACCATAAATATTTGGACGTGTCGTATATTTTGAAAGAGATGTGAGATTCATATTTGTTATACCATGTTGAGGATTCAAAAAATCTTCTTTATGTTTATTATAATAAAGCATCATAAACGGGTCGGGTCTTGTTTTTTTTAAATTATTTTTATCAACACATTTATAACCTTTTTTAAAACAAGATTGCCCCCAGTAATCAAATTTTTTAGACTTAATAAATTTAATTAAATTATTTTCATTAAAAATCAAGTCATCGCCACATCTTAAAATGCCTTCTTTAATATTAAATAACTCTTTAACAGATTTCATCGCTACTGCTAACTTTTTCAGTAAATGTAAGTATGAATCTTCGCATCTTACATGTAAAATATTTCCATCTAAAATATAGTTTTGGTTTAAAAATAAGTCACCTATTACATATATTACTTCCCAGTTATTGTAACTAGTTTTACTCAAAGAAAATTCCTTGAGTCGTGTATTTCTATGTTTTTGACAAGATAATACTAATATAATACCGTCTACATTTTTTTTAATAATAGAAGGCACTTGACTATCAATTGGGGGTTCTACTGTATCCATTTTATATTCTATTGTATTTTATTTATAAATATTTATTTGTAATAATTAATATTTATATTTACGAATACTTATATTTAAATATATTTAGTATTTACTATATAGTATTTATATTTCTAATACAAGAAGATAAAATAAAGGTATGCAGTCAACGATAAATTTTATTTACAGTACAATACGAACAAAAAGAAAGAAAGAACGGTTTGAAACTATATTAGAACCACTTCAGGCAATATTACAAATCGGTTACTTATCTTTTGCACCGATTGGTACAAAACTGACCATACACAATAACATTTTACAAATACAAATTCCTAATTATTCGCAGCCAGTAATACGATGGTATAATAATGATACACAGGAAGATTTATTCTACTTATTTAATATTTTTTATAGATTCAAGAAGTTCTATCATTTTATGAATGATTCAAAATCTAACACGGATAACAAAAAATTATACGATCTTCTTATAGAATTGGCTAAAACGGGAATAGGAAATTTAATAAGAACATATAGTCAAACTGACAAAATTCATATATTACACACACTTCAGATGTATAAAACTATTTTAGAAAGTGACGGAAAAGGGCAAAAAAACAACGAAATATTGTACCAAAAACGATTTGAGAATTATGAATTACAGAATTTACCCAATTCTCACGCACCTGTTGCGTCTCATATACAATCATCATCGCAAGGTGGTGGAGCATCAATATCTTTTATGTCTTCAAAGCGTGAAAAGGAGAAAGATAAGAAGACAAAAATTATGCAAAAAATATTGCGTGATGAATCTCCGGAACAAGAACCTATACCTGTAACTGAAATGGATAGTATTGTAAATAATGATAATACATCTTCAGATGTTTCTTCACCTGAAGTAAAGAATATAGATGATGTATTTATTCGTATAACCGATATATACACACAAGAAGTATATAATATTATATATAATACTTTAAATATTATGATTAAAAGTGATACAGATGCGAATATTTACATTGACGGATTAAATAAATTACTTGAACCAACAAATAGTAGAATAAAAAAATGGATAGATGAGCATATAGTCTTCTAATATTTAGTGTTTTAGTGTTTTATTTTTATACCATATATTATATATAGTATAAAATGGAAGTAGTATATAATGGTGTAAAGATTACCTCTCAAAAAGCTCCATATCAAGAATTGCTTTTATCGAAAACTATAAACCAACCTATAGTAACTATAACACCTAATCCATCGCAGTATTCAAGTTTGATTATGTATGATCCTGATTCTGTGAAAGGAATATTTATTCATTGGCTAGTAATAAATATACCAATAAACGTGAATAATATAAATAGTGGACAAGTTATAAAAAGTTATTACAAGCCTTCTCCACCTCCTAAAACAGGTAAGCATCGTTATATGTTTGAGTTGTATAGTCATGTAAATAAGTTACAAGTGGATAAACAGAAAGAAATTAATTATAGTAACGTATCAAAATTATTATCAGATAACCCTAATGCTAAGTTAGTGAAAAAGCTAGTATTTTTAAGTGAAAATAAAAGCCAGACTGGAGGGAAAAAATATATAAAATATATAAATAAGCGAAGAAGTATACGACGAAAAGTGTATAGTAAAAAAACGAGGAGACTATATAAATATTAGATTAGATGTAGAACGGACTGTAGATGTAGAACGGACTACTGCCCTCTAACTGTATTTATAATTTGAAAACAGTACTGTTTTATTGTATAAAAATTTTTTATACCGTATGCTATAAGGAATGGTAAGTATATTAAAAATATCAGACCGATATAAAATATAAATTTGGAATAAAAATATAAAATGGAGCATCCTGGTTCGGGATTTTTATCCATACCTAATATTCTAAAAACAACATTATAGTTAAAATATGTAAATAAGTCAGATAGGAAAGCCAAATATTTATTTTGGAATTTGGATTCTTTAGAATTGTCAGTATTTTCAAATATTTGGTAGCATAGTGGTGTATAATAAATGAATCTACTTGTTAAATTAATATGATAGTTAACATCCCAATCAGTTACCAACATTTTTCTATTAAAATTTTCTAAAAAGTCGTCGCGGTGTGATTTACTATAAATGATACTATGTGTTCCTGTTGAAAATATACACCTATAGTTATAAGAATCGTATGGTATTAACAACCATGGAACAGTGCCTAAAAAATAAATAAAATTATCACCAGATTTTTTTTCAAGGAAGTTATTAACATTTGTAATATGTTCCTTTTCTTTTATTTTTTCACTAAAAATGAAGTCATCTTCAAGAATTAGAATATTGCCGAAGTTTTGTTTTTGAGCATGTTTAAATATTTGTAAATAAGAATCTGTTAAATCAGCATACGTAGTTTTAATTCCTACTTTATTACATTTATTATAACCCTTGTTAAGTAATATATAAACTGTTTTTGTAGGCTTGATTTTTTCAAGCTGTTTAATGATATTATCATAACGTCTGCTATTCTCTAAATGAATAATATATGTAACGTCTACATTTGTATCTAACAATCCAGATTCATAATTTAGTTTTTCGAAAGTGTAACATGCTTCTGTTTGTTTTAATCTTTTATCTAAATCAGCATTTATTTTACTCATATTTATATTTTTATCTTATATTATATATTAATTAGATTAATTATAAAAATAAGAATAATTCTTTATTTTTATAATTTTATATTTCAGGTTCAATAGGTGTATCCTTTTCGACACACACGGGTGTATCCTTTTCGACACACGTGGGTGTATCCTTTTCGACACACACGGGTGTATCCTTTTCGACACACGCAGCGCCTCCTTCCCCACATAATCTATTTTCTATCTTATTGTTATACTTTTTACACTCTAAATACCATAGAATAATAGATGAAAAAAACAGTAATATAATACCCGACGATAATAATGTTATTAGGCCCACAAGTAAACTATCTTTTACCCATTCTGTTTTACAAATATACTTCAGTATAAGGACAATACCTGTAATAATTATTATATTCGGAATATAATGATTCGTATTTTCTACACAATCTTCGCTACTATGTTTTGTACCAAACATTACATCACATACATCTGGTCCAAAATTTAAATTCACCTCCGTATGATGCAACCTATGTACACCATTTACTTTAAATATTGAATAGTTAATATTATGAACCGAACAATAAAACAACATAAAATAAATAATTATCCAAGGGTCAAATATGTTTATTCCAAAAAAATATGATAACATTACAAACGGATATGGTATAGATAACTCCAACATTACCTGAATAAAATGCGAGAAAAAATTGTCATTTTCATGATGATAATGATGCACTATTGAAAAAATATTCTTATGAACATGAGCAACCACATGATAAAAATAAGCAATAAATATAAATACTATAAATGTAAATACCCCTAAGAAAATATTCGGGTAAGAAATAATAGAAATGGTAGACAATATTAGTAACCACGATGGTGCATTTTCTTTTAAATTATTTATTACTTTTATATTTTCTGATAAATTCGGCCTGTAAAATATATTCATAAATTTATATAGGTCATCTAATGATCTACTTATAACATTATTCACTTTATCTAAAATAAAATCCATTACTATCTAATATTTTAATATTTATTATTTTAATACTTAATATGTAATATTTTAATATTATTAAATATATTTATATTTTTAATTGTATTTGTGTTGATATTTTATTCAATCATTGGAGTATATATTATTATAATTAAATAGTTTTATGTTAAACATCTTCATTATTATAACACACATACACTTTGCAGCAACAAGTAGCCAAACATTGACAAGCAATTCAACCTGTTTTTCATACTCATGATTACAATTATATGATATACCAAGAGCACCTAATAACTCATCACGATCATCACACGATGAACGCTTAATATACTTTCGTTCTAATGCAGTTAAAGGACATGCATGCATAACTACAATCGCAAAAGCGTCACATGTAACGATTATAAAAAGAACAGCTAAGTGTGTCAAGTTCATACTGAACAATGCTATAAAAGAAACTAAAAAAATAAATGTGTCATGTACATGACGATAAAATGTGCTTTCTTGTAACTCCTTTAAATTAAACTTTTTATATAAATATATACAAAATTTTCGAATAACACTGTCCTCTATCATTTTAAGCTTTTTGCTTTTCTTATAACCTTTTTTACTGTCCTTGTCCTTGTCCTTTTCCTTTTCCTTTTCCTTTTCCTTTTCCTTTTCATTTTCACATTTTTCTAAAGTTGGAGTTGGGGTTAGAGTCTGAGTCATCCTATTTATACTAGTATATATGCTACTTTATTGTAACTGTTTTTTTTAACATTTATAACGTATTATAATGTATTATAATGTATTATTACTATAATATATTTTGGTGAAATGGAGCACAATAGTTTGTTCTCAAAAGATGTCCCGAATTTGGGAAAGTAGTTTTTCATAATCGTGATGTCGACTTTTTGGGACATGTTTTGAATATCTTCCATAAAATACCTGAATATATCATGTTTTCTATTTCACACCATTATGGTCGCCACGTGACCACATTGTAAATAAATAATCAAAGCATAAAGGTAACCCCGCGGAAAAGGGATGGCGGACGCCGAAAGAGTGATGATGTATGAAAATTTCAACTCTTGGAGGCCCTTTTTGAAAAATGGACATTTATAAATGTCCAATTTTGAAAACCGGGGGTAGACTTTTGAAAAAAACATCGATTTCATCACTCAGAGCATAATGCTCTAAATCCCATTTTTAAGTTGATTTTTTTGTTACCATAATTTTTTCAACTTTTTTACATATTATATGAAAAGGGTTTAGGAGTTTTTTATGTTACTCTATATATATGAAAATGGATAACCCAAAAAACTCCAAAAAAACTCCATTTTTTTTGTGCGAAAATTGTCACTTCAAATGCTCTAAGCAAAATGAATACAAACGACACCTCGAGACCAACAAGCATAAAAGAGTAACCGAGAGTAACAAAAAAACTCCAAATAAAGAAGATAAACCATTTAGCTGCGTATGTGGTAACAGTTATAAGTATAGACCTGGTCTAGCAAAGCATAAGCATACGTGTGTTGTTATAAATACACCCGTTACAAATTCTGTACTCAAAGAGTCTACACACGATACCACGAATCATGTAAATATGTCTAGTGAAAATAATGATAATGATGACGGTAATATTGAACTTACGTGTATACCAAAATACAGTAACTTTACGAAGGACGATCTTCTACTTAAGCTTATTAAAGATAACGATGAGATGATGAAAATAATTAAAGGACAACAAGAACAGATAAATAGTATAATACCAAAAATCGGTAACACTACCAATAATAATACAACTAATAACTTTAATTTGAATGTGTTTTTAAATGAACACTGCAAAGATGCACTAAATATATCCGACTTTATTGATTCATTGAAGATAACATTGGAGGATTTACTATTTTCGAAAACCAACGGTATTTCGCGTGGTATTACAGATGTCATGATAAAAGGACTCAAAGAGTTGGACATTCATAAACGTCCAATTCATTGTACAGATATAAAACGGGATATAATGTATATAAAAGATGAAGACAAATGGTTGAAAGATGATAACCACGACATGATGAAAAATACGATTGTAAAAATCGCAGACAAAGAACGCACTGCATTACAGCAATGGGCAATAGATAATCCCGATTGGATGGAGACGGAAAGAAAGCAAATCGAATACCTCACAATGATGCGTTCAATATGCGAACCTATTGAAAACTATAACAACTATGAGAAGAAAATAATAAAAAATCTTGGAAAAGAAATATTGATAGATAAGAAGAATTAGGGTAGCGCGGGAGGGATGCCGGAGTATCTATTTATCCTCCACCGGAGTATTTATTCATCCGCTTCTAGTTTTACCCATGTTTCTTTTCGTGTATCTCCCGACAAGAATCCCTTAATTCGTCGTTTCACTTCCGGAAATGGAATGTTAATCTTTCGTGATTCGCCATCTTTAATATGTAGTGCGATTTCTACATACAAACGCTTTATTGCAGGATAAGATATATTTAATTCTAATTCGCTTAATTTCTGTATAATAGGCTTTACATCAGATACACGTTCTTCTTTTGATTTATAAAATGGTATTTGCATCTTTTTTAATTCTGCTGCTTGTGCTTCCAATTCTGCTTCTTTATCCATTTTGTATATAGTATTTATAATAATAATATAAACTCAATATTTATATTATTATTTGTATAATATTATTTATTATAATAAATCGGAAATAACAGTCAAAGATGTACTAATAGTTCCTTCTCCATAAACACCAGCGGGAGCTTGGTTTGCGAAAACAGTTGCTGTTCCACCACCATTAAATGTTAATACATTATCGTTAACAGATACAAAATTACCCTCAAACTCCAATCCTGATGGCTGTTGATTTGTAACATAATATGTAAATGCTCCATTACTATTCGAGCTAGGTGGGGTAATAGTATAATTAGAAGCATTTACATATTTAAGTGTTGGTATATTAAAATCACTTAAAGATGGTGTAACAGGAGCAACGGTTAAAGTGGCTGTTATACTACCCTCCGAATAGTTACCTGTAGCCGATTGTGTTGCTGTTATATTTACAGTACCAACACCAACAATATTAACATAACCACTTGATGTAACAGTTACAACTGTTGAATTATTTCCTTTATATGTAAAAGTATAATTACCTACTCTATTTGATGTTGGAGGAGACACATGGAATGGTTTGTCACCGTATGTCTTATTTTGGATAATAAAGTTACTTAATTTAGTTACAGTTTGAAAACTAGGAATGCGTAGGATAATTACACCGGAACCACCATTACCACCATTAGTAACATTAGTAACGCCATTATAACCACCACCACCACCACCACCACCACCTAATCCATTTTGTCCATTTTGTCCATTATAGAACGAATAACCTCCATTTCCACCACCACCTTTACCACCATTACCTGATATTTCACCTTCGGCAGGAGATAAGCTACCACCACCACCACCACCACCATAGTATGTGGCTGTTCCTGTAATATCTGAACCGATACCATCTCCCCCATTACCATTATTATTAATATCAGTTGAATCTCCACCCGGAGTATAAGTACCGCCACCACCACCACTGCCTGTTAAGGATAAAAATATAGGCGAACCCGAAGAACCTCCATTTTGACCGGTACCACCACCAATAGAACCTTGTCCGCCTAATTTATATGTATTAATTTGGGAACAAGCTCCTCCTCCACAACCTCCGTCTCCTGAATTACCATTTCCTCCTCCAGCTGCTGTAAGTGTTCCAGATGCAGTTTGTAGTATCGATGGCTGACCATTGACGGCAACAATCATAAGACCGTCGACGACACTACCGCCGACACCACCGTTTCCTACAGAAATGTTATATGGTGTAGAAGCATTCAATGAAGTTGTATCTAAAATATATGCTCCTGCACCTCCACCTCCACCAGCAGAGTTATCAAATAGACCTCCTGCTCCTCCTCCCCCTCCTCCAAGGATTAAATATTGTAATGATGAAGTTGCCTTATTAGACATAAACGTAGCTTTACTTTTTGTTGTATTAACTACGTAAATAGTAAAACCATCGGCTACTACATAAGGAGTAACCTCATTGTCGGCATTTACATATATTGTATCATAAGTAGCATCTACAAATGACAATATATTAGTACCTATTGATGTAACGGCAACTATGTTACTATTTTCGCTTGTTCCGTTGCCGTTTGTTGCTGTAATAAAAATATTATACGGTGTATCAGGATAAATGTTGGTAATAGTATATACATTATTCTCAGAAGGGTATATAATAACCTGTATAGTATTCGTGTCTTTAGTATTTATGTCTTTAGTATTTATGTCTTTAGTATTTATACCTACAGTATTTATGTATTCGGGATAATATGTTAGAGTATAGTACAATATTGGACATAATATATCGCTATTAATAAACCATGATACAGTTATAGTATTTGGTTGGTTGTTAACTAAGGTTAATACAGGCGCACCTGGAACCGTTCCAAGACAACTATCTATAACCGGTTTTATCTTGACATAGTAATTTCCCGCAACATTTGTTCCCTGGTATTTTCCAAGATTCGCTTCTTGTGCTCCTTTTGCGCTATAAAATGAGCTACCATTCAATGTCACAGTATCTGATACTAATTTTTTAAGGCGTGTCGAACCAGATACAGCACCCTGTCTTCCGAATCCGATATTGTTTGGTTTGTAAATTGTTTGTGATATGCATGGTTTATTATATAAACGTAGTTGTTCGTAATTAACCGGCGCGACAACCTGTGGTCCATTTGGTTCGTTGTTTGGCCATAGTGGAATACCTTGTGCGTCGAAATATACACACCCTGCTGCCTTATTTGTTGATAAATTTTGCTCATATGTTTGACACCTTGTTTCTAATTTGTCGTTACTATATGAATAAAATGCTTGACTTTGAAATGCAATTCCGCTCTTAATTAGATTTCCTTGTGGGGAACAATTAATACAATTTGTATTATATACACCCGTCAATACTTTATAAGCCGGGTTTGTTGGGTCATTTATTTGTGCTTCTGTTGCATCATAAGGTACTGTGGTAAATCCATTATTTTGTATTTTGACATCGAGTACTCCTTTTGAGTAGTCGTCGTCCTTAGTTTCATAACCAAATTTATTGTTTGAAATTATGTATGAATTTCCGCCTTCTCCTGGAACACACGAACAATCGGGTGTAAAATGGTATACTGTTAAACCTGGTCGGTCGAGTTGAGAAATGGATGCTGTTCTTGAATTGTTAGCACCACCTTTATAGTCGTATACACGCAACTGTCTGCGCCAATGCTTTAAAGGTCGGGGTTTAAAATCGGGACCATTATAATCTTTATCATTTATATTTGCATTTTGCCCATTTGCGTTGGGGCGATTCCAGCCGGGAATAATACTCACACCGGTTGTTAGCTTTGTGGGATAGTGAGGTACTTTTGTTGTAATAAGCGTATCTGTATGTCTAAAATTGAGTGGAGCATTTATTCTTGTGAGATGTTGACTTGGCGGTGTAGCCATGTATATATATGTATATATCTATTATATATAAATATATATTGTGTTAATTGTATTTTTGTTGATATATTATTATTATTCACCTATAGGTTTTAATGTAGGTTTAAATCGTGGTTTACAGTAAAGAGGAATTGCAGATACCGAAACGGGGTATCTATCGCCATTGTTAAACTTAAATAATTTTGAATATATCTCTTTATATAAATTTTTATAGCAGTCAAAATCATGTGAACCAAGTTGTGTTTTAATTACTTCCAAATCTGAGTATCTTACACCTTGTGACATAGCATGTTGATCAAATAAACTAATAATATTTTCTATTTTATTTTTTTCTTCCTGACTTATTGCATGAATATATTTAGATCTTAAGTAGTTTAAGAATTTTAATCCATTTATACTTAGGTATGCACCTTCTGGTTGTATAGTTGTTGCTTCTATTATACGTTGTTTTAAAGATGATATTTTGTCAGATAGTTCATTATCTGGTGTACTAATTAACTCACTATAAAAACGTTCGAAATTTAATTGTAAACTATTTATATTTTGTATATTTTTTATTATTTTTGTTCGATTTACAACAGCAACATCGCTACAACAATCACTTGTTATATATGAAGGTCTTGATGATATCGACGAACGTTTTGAAACTCCGATAGGTTTACCACTAGTTCTACTATTTCTACTATTTCTACTATTTCTACTACTTTTAACAATAACACCGCGAGGAGGAACACCACCCTTTAATATTCTTTTCCTACTTTTACTCCTACTTTTACTCCTACTTTTATTTTTTATTTTTCTACTTTTAATACTTTTCCTATTTTTACTGTTACGTTTATTTTTATATTTTTTTATTAAACGTCGAGTTTTCATATTATATTAGTAACAGATATAATTTGCAAGTGTAGTGTATTTTTAATTTAATATGAATATATGAATATACAAATATGTTAATATTAAATGAAATGAAATATTATTTAAAATTCTATTAATAGTATGTCAACCCAGTATTATAATGTTTTTCCAAATCAGAAGACTGTGATTGAAAACAAACAGTACGATTCTGTCTGTAAATAGCGCCTAAATTTTTCTGCGAACATATAGGCGGTTGATACTTGCTCTTAAGAAAGTAGGGCGTATCAGATATACCGCGATAAGCGCATGCACTTGCACCTTCAGAACCAAACGCGGCTTTTAATGATGCTGCATTTTTGTTAACGGTTATTTGTTTAAGCCTATCAAGGCGTGTGCTACTGTCAACCGCGCCTTGACAAGCATACTGACGATTATTTGGTTTAAAGATAGTGGTTCCTGCTTTACGACCATTACATGTTCGCGTGCTTTGAGGGTTATACTGTTCAGTCGTTGCGTATACTTGTGGTCCAGTAGGCGAGTCAGTTGGCCATTTAAGTTGGCCATCAGCGTAGTAATAGTCCGCATTCGTTCCTTGAACAGGAACGGTCAACAGTTTCTGCTCATATGTATTTGTGCGCGATTTCATATATGCCCAATGAGTTGTATAATATGCTTTGCTTAAGAGCGTTGTTGCCGATTTTATAACATTTGCCTCTGGATTACAAGTAATACATTTTGTATTGTACAAACCGGTTAAAATCTGATAATTTTGGTCAGTTCCAGCAGGAGCATCAGCGTTACCTACTTGTACATAACCGTTATTTTCAATTTTTATTCCACCATTAAGCTCTTGTGGTCCAAGAGTATTTTCCCCTTGTTTTGTAAATTTATCAGAAATTGTATACGCATTTCCACCGTTTGTAAGGTCGGCACACGAACAGTTGTTGCTATTCGCGCGGTAGATTTCACCACCGGGTGTTGTAGCAAGACTAATAGTAGCAACGCGACTTCCAGCACTGGTTAATCCTCCGAATGTAGATGGTCGCAACTGACGCCGCCAGTGTTTTATAGGACGAGCTTTAAAATCGGGACCGTTTGATTTATTTAGTTCGGCAATATTTGGATCAACCCCATTAGCTAAAGGGCGATTTAACCCTGGAACAATACTAATCGCGGTTCCATCTTTAGTAGCGTAGTGAGGAACTTTTGTAGTAATTAATGAGTTTGATGTCCTAAAATTAAGAGGAAGGTTTGATTTAGGATTATTATTTACCATTTATTATTTTGTATTTATATTTATAATAGAATATAATATTATAATTATAAAAATAAAAACTGTATTATTATTATATATAACTTGACTTAACTTAACACGAATAAATGGAAAATATACTTGTAATAATATTTATAGTACTTTTTAGTTTTATGTTATTAAATTCTATTTATGTAAAGGCTACATGTAACCGGTTAATCGAAGGAATGGAACAAGATGATACTGAGTTAGATATGAAAAAAAGATTTAAAGAACTAGAAGATAAAGTAAATAAAATACAAGATCAACTAGCTGAGGCTGATAAATCAAATGAAGAAAATGCACAAAATTTAAAACAATTAAAGAGCGGTTAAATAAAAAACCAAAAAAATATCTGTATTATAATACAAATATAATACAGATATAATACAAATATATTTCAAATGAATCCAATGAAATTTAAATATAAAAATGAAATATTACTTTTTTTTATAGTAGTTTTTGGTTTTATTATATTGTATTATGGTTTAGGAAAAATATGTAATAAAAGACCAATTATAGAAGGAATTACTAGTAGTGATAATAATAAATCTGCAACTAAGCCTTCTGACAAGGATACAAAAAATACTACAAGTAAAGGTGATAGTCTTGAAGTAAAAGAAATGAAACAAAAGCTAAAAATAATGGATAACGATATTACTAATAAGTTACAACCTAAAGTAAATAAAATTTTAGAAAAAATACAAAATGTAAGCAAAGAAATTTATGGAGGAATAAAAAAGAAAACAGATGAAAAATTAAATTCATTTGCAGAAAAAAACAATGAATCTACGGCAGTTTCATCTCAAAAGAAAGTTCCTCCATTTTCTGCTTCTGAAATAAATAATTCGATTTAATAATTAATATAGTTTTCATATATAAAAAATAATTATATATGTAAATAATTATATACATTAATAATAGATATAGTCATGCCCGAAGAAGTGGACAATAGTTATAATTATTCTAAATATATTAAAACCCCAAAAGAGATGGGTATAACAGTAGGAGATAGTTTAAGTAATGTAGAAAATGGTGTGGCTGGTATTTTTAGTTATGTTAAACTTTTAGTTGAGGGAACGTCGAATGCATCAAAAACAGGTAAACCATTGGGTAATAAATATTTTTTAGAGACATCAGAAAATTGTATTAACCAATATACGAATGAAAAGGTAAAAAGAAGTTTATATTTTGATAATGTTCCTACCGGGACACTTGGTATTTTAAAAGATACAGGTAATGAATTTTCAGAATTTAAAGGTCTTGTTCCTGGTGCAATCGAAAATGTAATGGCGATAGGTAAAATCGACTTTTTTTCAGCTTTTACTGATGTAGGTATACCTAAATGTTTACCGATTAAGCTTAAAACTATAGATGTAAATAATAAAAAAGGCAGTGATACGCACTATGTTACATTAAGTGATATTGAAGCCATATCTCCTTGTAATTTTATTACTAAAACAAATCCTGTAACTAATGCTGTGTGTACTCGTGATGGATTTACTATGGCTGACGACAATACGAATGAGGATATAAATAATGCAGAGTTATATAAAAATTATTATAACCTGGACGATGATAGTGATAGTGGGATGGATAGTAAAAATATGAAATTAATGATGCCCGATGATGTATTTTTGAAAGTATTATTTTATTCTTTGGGTGCATTGTCTGTATATGTTGCTCTAAAACTAATGGGGAATATGTATAAAAAACGTGACTAACATGATGTGATATAGTGCTTTATAGTTTGACGTTACATTTAAATTTATTATTATTAGTAATAAATAAATTTAAATTATGATTATGGTTATATTTTGATTTACTTACGGTGGTGACGACGACGATGACGTGTTTTTCTTGAATTTTTTCTACTACCGCCTCCCCAAAATTTCCAAAATGGCTTTTTAATAGGAGCATTGGGATCAGTCCCAGGGACAGCAGGAGTAGGAGGAGGAGCAACAGGAGTAGGAGGAGTTCCAGCAGCAGAATTGGGGTTAGTATTGTCGGCAGCAGCAGGGTCTGTTTTTTTATACCCAAATAACCACCCAAACAACCCACCAGATTGTTTTCTAGTTCCGGCTCTTGCTTTACGGCTACTTCTACGAGTAACTCTAGATTTATGTCTGGACATGATAATAACGAATAATTATATATTAAACGAAGATATTAATATATAGTTTATTTTAAAAATAAAATAATGTTACAGTATTTGTCACACCTAAGTTACCGATTGTTTAATGGCGGTGGTGACGTCTGCGATGGGTTTTGCGACGAGAGCTGCGAGCGCGTCTGCGACGACCACCCTGCTGTCCCTGGGACTGGGCTGCGCGACGAGTGCCTTTTCTGCCTTTTCTACCGGTGCGACGTCTACGACGACCGCCTTGTTGTTCTTCTTCTGATGATGATCCGTCCATTTTATATATTAAACAAAGAAATAAATTTTTTTTAAATAAATAATTACAGTTAATAATAATAATAAATAATAATAAATAATTATAACTTATTATTATTACTAAAGTTTTATTTTATGTTATAAAAAATAAAATTATAATTTACAAATTATAAATTAAATCTTTTATATAATTCAAAAGCAGCCAAACCTCCTAAAATTTGTGCTAAAATATATCCGATTAATTCTTCTTTTGGTTGTTTACCCGCGACAACCATCATTACAGTAACTGCGGGATTGAAATCACCTCCTGATATTTTTCCGCCTAAATAAATAACTAACGCAAGAGCGGCACCGATAGCGAATGCGTTGCCTGTTGCGATAATTACATATAAAAAGAACATTGTTCCTAAAAATTCTACTAAATACTTATTCATCATGTTGATACTTTGATACTTTGATCTTATTATATATTTTTAAAATAAAAAAATATAATTCTAAAATGAAAATAATTGCTAAAGAATTGCTAAAGAATTGCTAAAGAATTGCTAAAGAATTGCTAAAGAATTGCTAAAGATTACGAATAAATTTGTCTATTTCCTAAAGATGTCAAAATAGATGAACCACCGGATTGAAACGTATTTTCAATTGCTCCTTTCTTTTTTGGCGCAGTGCATCCTCCATTACGGCACCTTTGACGACGAATGTTTCGAATCGTGTTATCATTGTTTTTAGTTTGGTATGCTGCATCTGCTGGAAGACCTACTTTATACGCTGACCTACCAATTGCATTATATCGGAGCATATTAATGTATTGGTCACCACATATGGGAACCGGAATTGGTTTTCCTGCTAAAACGCGTCGTTGGTAGTGACTATGAAACATGCTTGTAGTATAGTTATTTGGTGATGCGACCTTGCTAGTAGACGGTGCTAGAGGATTAGTAGAGTATATTGTTTTTTCAGCATTCATAAATGAAGCTCGTGCATTTGATACATTACTTGATTGGTCAGTTGGGTATTGTTGATTGGGTGCTGGAGCAACACAGCTTTGGATACCATTATTGCCGCGTTGTTTTATAAGGACGGTTGGTGATGGTGGGCCATTAAAATAGTATTGAAGAGTTCTAATCGGAACAGATGTCATGGTAATATATATATAATATTTATAATATTATTATTATATATACGATTGATATACTAGATAATTAAAAGTAAATGTGAGTATACTATTTATTTAAAATCTATGAACTCTTCTCCAGGCAGACTGTGAACCGGAAAAGTCATCTCCACCGAAAGTGTAATCATTGTAGTTTCTATTCACAGCTTGTAATTTTTTAAACTGAATATAATCCGAACCGTCATACACGAAACGTGGGTTACACGTAGATGATGGGATACCAGTATTGTCTTTACTAGGCTGAATAGCACCACCAAGTACTCTATAACCGGTTAATCCACCGCGTATATTATTTACCTGGTTTGAGCCACCGGATGTATAATATTGACGAGAAAGAAAATCTCCCGCATTATTTACAGCCCTAAATGGCCCTATTTGGCGCTTATATCCATTTATGACACCGGTTGCAGCAGGACCATTCCATGCTTGTACCAAAGAAAATCTATCTTGAGCCCTTTCACTGCTACCTATCATTCCACCATTACCATATTTGCCTGAACCACCTCCGGTCATTATTGGTGCAATACCTTGAAATCCACCTCCTAAGTTTGACATTATTTATTATGTATTATATATAATATATATTATAAAATATATATTATAAAATATATATTATAAAATATAATTCATTTTATCTAAACTTGTCTTAATCTTGTTTCACATTAAATGAAAATAAAAATAATAAATAGTAACTATCTAATTATCTAATTATCTAATTATCTAACTATCTAATTATCTAACTATCTAATTATCTACTAAATAGTTTAATATAAGTCTATGTCATAATTCTTGGCGCAATGTTCATAGTTTGTAATTCCTGAAATAGTAGTTTGCAAGCGTATGGTATTTCTACATATGCAAAGCTCGTCCTGTTATCACATGTTCGGCAACAGTGAATTCCCATTTTATCATTATAAGCAGCAATCATACCACAGTCACGGCACACATGAACTTGATACTTGTCTGATGCGTCGTATAAGCGTCCGCGTGTAAATCTTGCCGCTCCATGTGAAACCATGCAATTATGAGCTACTATTCCGTTCGCCAGAAACGAGTGTGTATCTTCTACGCTAATGTCATATACTTGTTTGGGACCAACCGGTATTCTCGAGACGACAGTTAGATTCATTGTTGGGATAGAGCCACAGTCGCGTGTTACACCATAGTTTCCTGCGTCGAGGTCGCTACCGCTACCCGCATCATCCACGGCATCCGCAGTATCCACTTCATCGTCATCATTCGCGCTAGGGAGACACTTAACGCTTTCGCTCTTGAACCAATCGAGTGCGCCAATTTTTTCGAGGAATTGTTCGGCGGTAGGGAATCCTTTTGCTGTGAATTTGCCGAATTCTGTTCCTTTGATGAGGTGGTCAGTAATATCATGCGTGCTTGGGATAGCATATTCGTGTAGAAGTCCTTCTGTTTTCTTCAATTCATTTACAGCATCAATGATAGCTTTTTTAGTTGGTACTATTTTTTCAGGATTTTTTTCCTTAATTTCTTTGAATTTGGTAATTTCATTGACACGGTTTACCATCCAGTTGTGTTGACGCGTCACTTCTTCACGCAGACGACGATATGATACTCCAGCTTCCAAGCGTTGAGATTTATGACAGCAATATCGAAACCCTACTTTTTCAGAGAATGGGATTAGTTGTTCAATCGGAATATGGAGCGTTAACTGAAAACTGCGCTCTGATTTATCTGCTTTATCTTTTTCTTCGAATTTTTTCTTTGAGCATGATGTCTCCTTGGCTTGTTGAATAGTTGTATTATGAATTCCGCATTTAGCAAATAGTTTCTGGATATCTTCAAACATTTTTTGTAATGAGGCACGATGTTCATATGTTTTTGTCTTTGAAAATGAAACCGATGAAAGTATATCGCGTTTTCCTCTATGCATTCCAAGAACACAAGTATGTCCATCCCCACCGAACATCCCGGCAAGAAATTCACGCACAATGGGGCGAGGACAATTTTCATCCAATATGAATTTAGGCAGAGTTCCAGGTTGATTTACTTTTTTGCCGCGCAATAAACCTTTTATTTCAAGAATATCATTCATAAAGACACTTGGGATATTAATACTGTAATAGTTTCTAGATTCAAATTTTTTCTGATTGATATCGCAAAATAATTCCAAATCATCAGTTACTTGTTTTACATCTAACATATGACCAAGAAACAATGTTCCATAACCCTTAGCACTTATACTTCCATCTGTGATAAGCAATCCAAGAATACGAGCGAATGCTAAAGATTTCATGAATTCTTCATGTGTATTTGTTTGAAGTATTCTTGCTCCAAATTCAAATTTCCATCCAGCACATTCTTCCATTTCATCTTTAATTTTCATAACAGGATAGCTTACACTTGTCTTGATTTTAGTAGAATTCAATTCGATATCTTTAACCTTAATCCATGTATTATCGGATGTCAAAATCGGATGGTCTTCAGTGCACGTAATCTTTCTACCATCCTGGAATGTCAACATAACGCATTCGCGCACTCCTTTATCCATAAATGCTACTTGCTTAGAGGGAACCATTCCATTTTTTTCTTCGCTCCAGCCAAGAACTTTGTCATTTAAATTTTCCATTTCTTCGATATTAATTGATAACCCGGATTTCAGAGAGATGGGTGTGCCTACAGTGAAACAATCTCTTTCCATTTCGCCAAATCGTAACCCTCCATCTCGCGAACGGCCTTCAGCGGGTTGTCGTGTAAGATTTACCATCGGTCCAATTGAACGACTATGTTGCTTATCATTTACCATATGTTTGAGACGCTGATAGAAGGCTGGTCCTATGAAAATATTCGACTCAATCTGTTCCCCAGTCATGCCGTTATATAGTAGCTCATTTCCTTGTGCTTCGTATCCAACCTTGATAAGCTCCTTTCGAATATCGTCTACCGCGAGCTCGCCGAATGATGTACCATCGCCAAATAAGCCGAGTTGTACGAGCACCTTTCCTAGTAGTGTTTCCTTGAGTTGCCCAATCGTCATACGAGATGGAATAGCATGCGGGTTGATGATGATGTCAGGGCGCATTCCGTTGACTGTAAACGGCATATCACTTTCAGGAATAATATTACCTACGGTACCCTTTTGTCCGTGACGCGATGAAAGTTTGTCACCGATAACGGGTTTGCGCGAAGTGCGAATGCGGACTTTTGCGATACAGTATCCGTCACCATTGCGGTCGATGAAATTCTTGTCGATATATGACTCCTCAGTAGTGCGGTGAATCTTGCTGTGGTCTTCGTACTTGATGAGCTTCGTGTGGTCATTTCGATTTTCCTTGATAGGGACGACTTTGGCGATAATGATGTCTCGGTTTTCGATAAATGTATTTTCGGGAACGAGACCCTTATTGTTGACTTTATCGTAATTGCCGAATTTCATACCCTTCGTCTTTGAGGGGTCAGGCTTGCAGCGGATTTCCTCATCACCGTTAATCTTCTTGTCCTCGTCTTTTTCAGTGTGGTAAATAGTTGCATTGAATAAACCGCGGTCAATTGAGCCCTTATTTACGAGAATACTATCCTCCTGATTATAACCAGAATATGTCATAATTGCGACGATGACAGCCGAACCAGAGGGAATTTGGTCGAGTTTAATCATACCCATGACTCGTGTATCAACGAGGGGACGACTTGGGTAAGTAAGAACATAGGCGGTCTTGTCCATGCGATTCTGGTAGTTTGTAACATACATTCCCATAGCCTGCTTACCCATGGCGCATTGATATGTATTCCTAGGTGACTGATTATGCTCTGGAAACGGGATACACGAAGCGAGAATTCCGAAAATGGTACTTGGGTGAATTTCACAGTGAGTAAATTTGTAAATGAAATGAGTGTCTTCTTTCTTGACAAGGTCAGCGGGTTTCATAGCAATCATGCTAAAATTTTGTTCCTCCGGGTCGATATATTCTAGAATAGCTTCATCGATTTTTGTGTCGGTTAGTAAGTCATCCCATGTAAGATTTTCGGCATTAAGTTCCTTAATAATTTTATCGGTTATGAATACTTTATTGTCTTTTACGCGCAATACTGGTCGCGTAAGTCGTCCCGCATCATTACAAATACGGATTTCCTTATTTTTAATGTCAAATACAACAGATGTGTAAATATTAATAATTCCTTTCGATTTTTTGTCCTTGAATGTATTGTATAGTTCGATAGGTGTTGCCGTATTACCAAGCCATGCTCCATTTACGAATACTTTAATATTAACAAACATATCTTTCGGACTTAAATTATCCATGCGGGAAATAAATGGCTCAACGTGTTGATGCAATGATTCAGAGTTACTAGGAATGGTCAAATGTGTCATATAACTGATATTTTTTACAACACCGACACTTCCACCTTCCGGTGTTTCGGCGACACACAAAAACCCCCACGTTGTATTATGAAGCTTGCGTGGAGCAATCAGTTTTCCACTCTTGTCCACAGGTGTATTAATCCGACGAAGATGACTAAGACTTGATACATATGTGAGACGATTCAATACTTGGGCAACTCCTACCTTGTTGCTGTTTACATTTTTAATACCGAAGTCTCCTGTTGAGAGTGCACGCTTTATTCCATTTTCAATAGTAGTCGACTTGATAATTTTATAGATATTTGTTTTATTGACGATACTCATGTGGTCATCCGTGGAGCGCCAAGAACCAGTATTAATTTCTTTAATGACTTGTTTTGTCATATCTTTAACAAGTTTATTGAAATAATTGCGGAATAAATTATTTAAAAGAGCGCCAGTCAAGTCAACGCGCTTATTTACGTAGGAGTCGCGGTCATCTTGTTTCGCCATATCCAGACTGCACCTTAGAACACGATTTACCATATATCCCAGAAAGTATATTTTTTGTATAGCGTTGTGACAGTGCGGGAACAAATCATTGCCGAGAACATCTTGGGTAAATATTCTTTTTTTCGCAGCACCGGCTTCTTTATCCATATTCATTGGCGTGTACATAACATTCGAAGTAATTATTTTCAGGGCATCTTCCTGCGACATAACTGTATTTGCGTCAATAATTGATGCTTGTAGAGAATCCAGAATTGGTTTTGCACTTTCATCATCAATATCTAATACAATATGTTTGCAAATATCTTTGTCTGACATAATTCCAAGAGCACGAAATACAACAAATAGAGCAATAGGTTGCTTGATACGAGGAATTTGAACATATATCGGGCATCCGAAACCATTGTTTTTATTTGCAACCATGACATTGATTTGTTTTGGCGAGATACATTTAAAGTCAGGAACAGACTTTATTTCGGCAGTCCATGACCATTTATTGTTGTTTTTCGATGTATTGAAACAGTATACACGATTTTCGGCTGCTCTTTCCTGCCCCAAAACTGTTTTTTCGCTCCCATTAATAATAAAGTAACCCCCGGCGTCATGTTTGCATTCTCCAGATACATTATTATTAATATGAGTATATTGATTAAGTACACATATAGATGATTTTAACATAATCGGCAATTTTCCAATGTGTACTTTTGGAATAGATTTGTAAAATGTTTGCGCGTTTTCTAAATTTTCTCCCGTCCTTACGACGTAACGAATATTTATATCAATTGTCATAGTTGATGCATATGTGAAATTTCTTGACCGCGCGTCATATGGAAACATGATTTTTGTAGCTCCATTATTTTCATGAATTTGCGGACGATATAAGTTAAATTTATCGAATGTTACATGTAACTCCAGTTTATTCTTTTTTGTTCTGCGACACATATCCTGTTCTGATGCGATTAATACAGGATTGAACATCTCAATAGTTCGCTGAATTTGATTGTTTACAAAATCATTGTACGACTCTATTTGGTGACGAACAAGACGCTTCAAGTGTTGATTTCTAAAATATGCACCAATAATAGACCACGGTGTCTCAATATATGGGATTGTTGATGGCTTAAGCGCAACCGCCAATGAATTGTCTATTTTTTTATTTGTTTCAACTTTGATTTCCGGTTCATGAACATCACATGCTTCTGCAACTGGAGTATCTTCTGATTTTTTTTCAACGGTTTTCATATTAGTTACTGTAATTTTTTCACGTTTACTCTTTCTCACCTTTCCGCCTTCTATTTCATTACTATTATTATTATTATTCATAGAATTGACAACAAAGTCTGTAATATTCAACTCTATATTCCCTGAAGATTTTGTATTGTCTTTTCCTTTTCCATGTACCTTACCACTTGATGTAAAAGCTTTCGACATTTCTTTTTCTTGAGGATGAATTCTTATTATCGAATTATTGCTTATTTATTATTTCAATTTATTTTTAAGCGTATTTACTAGAATATATATAATAATTGTAAATCGATTATTGTAAAACCATAATAAAAATTACTTATATATCTAAAATTTGCTATATAAGTAACATGTTATGTTGTGTTGTGTTGTCTTATGATGTGTAATAACATTTTCGTGTATTATAACATAATATAATATGTATTTGTTATATTTATTAATGGTATTTAATATACAGTTTATTTATTTTTGGATTATAATTTAAGTTGCGTGATAAAGAAACTATAGACGTAGACATAGACCTCTTACCGATACGAATCATACTTTGCGAATTTTTTATGGGTACTTTCATGGGTGTTGGCGCGGGTGTTATAAACACGACGTCTTCAAGATTTAATGGATTACCAGATGTTAACGCTGTTCTCTGAGTAAATCGGTTAACTTTTTCACCACAGCATATATCTTTTAGTAGGTGTTTCCATTTATAAGTTGTTGATGAATTGTTGTTAAGACAGTTTAATAATAAATATGTAACTACACCCGAAGCTTGTCCGCCTAAAAACGCATCAGCGCTGGTTTGTTCATCCTGACAACCACTAATACAGAATACTTCTCCTGTGGTTTTATTGTACCGTTTAAATTCATAGCTTGTTTGCTGTAAAGACCAGTCATTCGGTACGTATTTTTCAGGTAATGTTGCAATACGATTTGTAATATAACTAGAATCGTCGTATTTGTATCTTAAATCGCATCCGGTTCCGCTATGACATGCATCTAAAACTATATATAGGCGCACACCTTTGGGAACTAATGCTGCCAAGTTACTTCGAATAATATCGTCGCTTATAAATCCTGAACGCTTGAAATCTATTGGACATATACATGAGTCGGTGCCGCTTTCTTCATCGCGGTTGGTATCACGCGTTAAAACACCATGTCCTGAATAATGAAACCATAATTCATCGCCGGCTACTGAGCCTTTGAGTAGTGCAGCAAAACCGGCAATTATATTTGAACGCGTTGGTTTTATGGGTGACATATCCGACATAATAATAAATGAGTTATATTTTCTGACTTTTTGCAAATATGAACCCATATTGTTTATATCGTTTATACAGCCGTATAATTGTTGCGGTGTTCCCGTGTAGTTAATACCTACTAGTAAGGCTCTTCGCATTTATGTTATAATATAGTACTATATAATATAGTGCTATATAATAATATTATATAAAGTAATAAAATATATATAAAAATAAGTTATTAATAATACTAATATCGTAGATTATTTTACGTGAAATAAAATAACATGAAAAGTGACACATATAATAAAAAGATTGTTAAGAAGTGTTTTAAAGAATTTATAAACATCCTTGATAGTAAAAGCGATTATTATATTTTGAATTATTATGTTAACGAACAGAAAAAGGAACAGAACAAAGATCAGAATAAAAATGTGGATGAAGTGAATACAAAGGATGAATCATCAAATGTAGTAGATAAAGGTGATAAAAAATCAGAGTCTATATTTATTGCAAAAAATGCAGACCATATTCCATTGCCTCTGCCTCGAGAGAATCCGGACAGTATTTATAAAGCTGGGGGAGAGAGTGATAGTATAAGAGATGCAACAGATGCGAGAGATAATAGGAAAATCGATATAATAAATATTGATATAGATGATAAAAATACATGTTATGTTAAAAATTGTAAAAACTGTAAGAATAGAATATCATACAAGATGAATAAAGTTAATATAGATGCCGAAATAAATAGTATTGGTGATTTAATTAATTTATGCAATGATTATAAACTAGCTGAAAATGTGGAGTATAATATTGATATGAAGTCACTCCATAAAATAAATGATGACTTGGTAGAGCTTAACAATATGATAGGTATGAAAACATTGAAAGAGAATATTGTAGACCAGTTATTGTTTTATTTGCAGAACTTACATATAAATAAGGATACAACCAATGGAAATAAGCGTGCAAATCTAGAAACGGGTGATTTTTTACACACTGTTATATATGGTTCTCCAGGTACAGGCAAAACGGAGGTTGCTAAAATAATAGGAAGAATATATGCTAATCTTGGTGTGATAAAAAGTAAACCGGCATTATTATCTGACAAAAAGAAACTAGCATCATCTGCGCCATCATCGCGTTCAAGGTTTAAGAAAGTTACTCGTTCTGATTTAATCGCGGGATATCTGGGTCAGACAGCATTAAAAACGAAGGATGTTATAAAGGATAGTTTAGGCGGAGTATTATTTATTGACGAAGCGTATGCTCTTGGTAATATTGAAAAGCGCGACAGTTTTGCGAAGGAATGTATCGACACATTATGTGAAGCATTAAGTGACAATAAAGATAGTTTAATGGTAATTATAGCGGGATATGAGAAGGAATTGAATGAGTGTTTTTTTAGTTATAATGAAGGTCTTAATTCGAGATTTATATGGAGATTTAAAGTGGATGATTATGTAGCAGAGGATTTGCGTAATATATTTGTAAAAAAAGCGCGTGATTTTGGATGGTCAGTTGACGAAGAATTAAAGGTGGAGTGGTTTGAAAAGAATATGAAATATTTTAAATACTATGGTAGGGACATGGAGACACTTTTTACGAAAACGAAAATAGCTCATAGTCGACGTGTTTTTTGTAAACCCGATGAAATGAAAAAAAAGATAATAATGAAAGATTTAGAAAACGGGTTTGAATTATTTATTAAGAATGAGGAAGTTAAGAACCGTGTCAACGACAGTGATTTAAAAGTTCTTCAAAATATGTATTTGTAATTTTGTGTATTGTTAGTACTATTATTATAGCGTGTTTTATTGTATTTTATTGTGTCGTATTGTATTCGGTTTTATTCATAATAATATTTTATTTTTAAAATTATATTATGAGCGACCCTACTAAAAAAAGTATAGTAATAAATAAGTCATTTTTATCTGGAAGTGATAATTCATCAAATGTACAAAATAAAAAATCAAAAAAAAATACACGCAACTTGTCTGAAGAAATAATCAAACCTAATAAGTTGAAGAAAATGTTATTAGATAAAATAAATGCGAAACGAAAAGCAGACCAAACTTCTTCTCCTAGTTTAATCAGTGGTGGCGCTATAAATAGTAAAGATACTTTAGATATATCCAAAGAGACAAAGATATTTAGTAGTGAATTTAAGAAGTCTCTTGATTTTTTAGATAGTTATATTGGTCAAAAGAGAAATGATAAATATAAAACTAAAACATTAAAAAAACAGAATTCTTCAGTTTCTACTAGTTTAAATAATGATATTTTAAAATCTCTACATAGTAATAATAATAATAATAATAATAATAATAATGGTACAAATCCGCATGCTTTATATCCCCCAAATAATATCAATCAGTCTATACAGACGCAGGCATATATTCCACAACATATTCAACCAGCATCAGCATCAGCATCAGCATCAGCATCAGCATCAACATATGTACAAGCACCAGCACAAGTAATGCAATCTGTTGCAAATATTCCTCCTCAACAGCGGCACCAACCTGCACCTTTTTTTCAAAAAATACAACTGCAAATCCCTAATAAATCGCCGCAAAGTATAACACCAAGTATAGCATCAAATGCGGTACCTAAGATAAATCTTGCTATAGGTAAAACGGCTAACCAATCACTAGTATATACTGAACTGCCGCCTGAGTTACAGAATTTTACACCTCCTGTGTATAGTATTTCGTCTCCATCTGTATTGCCGATGCCGACACCATTACAGATGTCGTTGAATGAGCTTCCTCCTCTTGAGTCGTATACAAATTTTGCAGTTGATACATCTAGAGGTGTTATAGGTTCGAGAGAAATGGAGAAATTCGAAAATAATAATTCAGAAATGATAGATGCAGATATTTATGCGAGAGAAGACATGATTGATGATGTAGAAACGAGTAAAACATCTTTGCTTCCATCGTCATCGACATTTTCTCCTATAAAACTATCTGATGATGCTCCATATGGGTGTTTAAAAGGTGGTAGCAAACCTACATTTAGAACGTACAATAAAACTATAAAAAATAATATTAGATTTGCAGATAATGAAAGTAGTTCAGATAATCTTTACTCTGACAGGCAAACAAAGTTAAAAGAGTTACAGAATAAACATAGTAAAAAGACGTCGACATCGACATCGATACAAGATAACAAAAAAATAAATTTGGATAATAATGAAAATGACATCAATGATGATGATGATGGTGATAGTGGTGAAAATAAAAATAAACATAGTCTGAGAAAAACTAAAGTAAGGAGACATTTACGAAAAACTATAACTAAAAAATTTAAGTTAGGTAAACAGCAAGGTAATATTGTTGGTGTTTTAATAAAAAATAATGATACTCGTAAAAATATACAAAAAGAGCATGGATTATTGAAAAGTAAGCAACTAGCCGATGTAAAAAAATATCTTGTTGAAAAAAATCTTATAAAGATAGGTTCTACTGCTCCACCTGGTGTAATACGTAATATATATGAAGCCTCTATGTTGGCTGGAGAAGTAGAAAATGTTGGAAAGGGTATCGGCCTTCATAACTTTTTAGAGGATAAAAAATCATGGTAAGTTGTTGATTGTATGTCGTAGGTTATATTGTGTGTATCGAAAACGATACACCCTGATACACACAATATTAAATTCAATAAATTGGAATATTTGCTAATAGTTTACCTGTTTCTACTCCTTTATAGCTATTGCCGTATTTGTTTAGAGGCGGTGAAACAATACCAATTCCCATAACTCCTGGTATAACAATCATGATAACACCACCAACACCGCTTTTTGCAGGGAAGTATGTTTGTTTCCACCATGTAGGTGATTCATTATATAAACCATGTGCAGCCATATGTTCTATAATATAATCTGTTTTTTCTTCATTGATTAATTTTTTATGTGTTATAGGATTTGCGCCATGGTTTGCTAGTGTTGCCGCCATTATTGCTACATCTTTACTATTAACCATTACCGAACATTGCTTTGTATATGTTTTTAATACTGTTTCTGGATCGCCATAAAAACGACCATACGAAAAAAGTTTATCAATGAGTGCTTTATTATGTTGACTTGTCTTATATTCCGATAAATAAAGATGCTCATTAACTTTAAGTTTTCTTCCAGCAAAGTTTTCCATATTTTCTAAAATAAGTTTATTTATTTGGTTTTCATTATCTAACCTAGACTTTGTTTTATCGTATAATAAACTTGTTGTCGCCATTGCTCCAGCATTAACAAATGAGTTAATTGTATGACCGGCTATTTGTATTACATCTTTCATAGAGTTAAAATCTCTCTTTTCATCGGAGTTTCCAATATCAGTAATAAGTTTTTTTATACTATATTTATTTAATGCAAGAGCAAGTGTGAAAACTTTTGAGGCAGATTCTATACCTACTTCACTTTCATAATTCCCAAAATTCATTATTTCTCCTTTTATATTACATACCGAAATTGCGTATATTTTTGAGTTACCTTTTTTAAGATCGGGTATGTAGCTTGCATTTTTCCCTTTCTCTTTCATTTTTTTAACTTTATTATATATTTTTTCAACATCTTCATAATTAAAAGACATTATATCTTATACTTTATATTTTATACTTTATAGTACACTATATAATACACTATATTATAATAATACAAATATTATTTTACTATTTTTATAATATTTTTGTAACTTTATCAATATTCTATTTTTGATTTATATGTACCGAATTTACTCAAATCTCACGCATCTATAACAACATACCTTTTTCATGAGTCCATCGACAAGCCATAGGATAGAACATGTCCAAGAGATTATAAAACACATTACATTACAGATGCGTGAGATTTGAGTAAATTATAATCATTAATTCAAAATAGAAAACTAGTTAAAAATAGATCTAAAATTATATCATCTATCTAAATTTGTTAACCACTGCTACATATAAAATATAAAAACCAAACAAACTAATCAACTAAACAAATGAATCATATAGTTTTACACTATGTACAATATACACACAAGATACATGAGATACGTGAGATATATAATATATCAAACGTAGTTAAAGACTTCTAGGATACATTATATATCAACAAGATATACTGTTCAACACAGCGAAACAACTGTTATTATATATAAACACATATAATGTCTCTCATAACAACATATTTGAAACTAACAAAAGAGTATTCTGACAAATATGGAGATAAAACCGTCATTTTAATGATGGTTGGTTCTTTTTATGAAATTTATGGTGAAAAACACAGCAACAGCATGAGTAATAGTGATGGTTCATTTTATATTACCGGTAGTAAAATAGAAGATATATCTAAACTATGTGACCTATCAGTCGCACAAAAAACCGGTCAGTATGTTATGGCTGGATTTACATATACTAAAATAGACAAGTATCTAAAAAAATTGCAAGATGCAGGATATACATCCGTCGTAATAACGCAAGACCCTAATAACCCGAGTAATAGAAATGTAGAGGGAATATATTCTCCTGGAACATTTTTCAACCCAGAGTCAGTAGAAATATCAAATAACACTATGTGTGTATGGGTTGAACAAGTGTCGTACATGAAAAATAAGTCAATTATTGTAGGAGTAACAAACGTTGATATATATACAGGGCGCGTTATTATGTTTGAATATAAAACAGAAGATACACACAATCCAACTACATATGATGAGCTTGAAAGATATATTTCTACGTACAAACCTAGTGAAATTATTATGATTACTAATTTCACCGAAAAAATCCTAGATGATATTATAAATTATACAGGCATTTTGTGTAAGAATATACACAAAGTTATATTAACCGATGATGATACACAAAGTAAACAATCTTCTACATCGAGATCGGCATCATCGACATCATCGAGTTACTTAATATGTAACGCACGAAAATGCGAAAAACAAACATACCAAAATGAAATATTGAATAAGTTCTATAAATTTAATATTGTGGCTTCATTTATAGAATTCGCAACAACATACGAGTATGCAACCCAAGCTTTTATTTTTTTATTACAATTTCTTTACGAACATAACCCGAATCTCGTAAATAAAATACGTGAACCTGTTTTCGATAATAAGAGTGACCGTGTTATTTTGGCCAACCATTCTTTAAAACAATTAAATATTATAGATGATGATAGTTACAATGGGAAGTATTCATCTGTTTCAAAATTTCTAAATAACTGTATTACACCCATGGGGTCTAGAAAATTCAAATATAAAATTCTTAATCCAATTTTCGATTGCGATAAATTAAATAAAGAATATGATATTACAGAGTATATTATAAATAAAAGAGGCGAAACTCTTATCACAGAATGGCGTTCTAATATGGGAGAACTAAAAGATATTGAAAAACTACACAGACAAATTATTCATAACAAGGTTACGCCTAGAAACTTATTCCACTTGTACAATAATTTGACTACTATTTCTTCGATGTATGAAAAAATGAAAAGTGATAATACAATAATGGCGCATGTATTATCCGAACTTGAAAACAAAAAAGACAGTTACGATTTAGAAGGAAGACCGATTCCTGATATATCTGAATTATGTAAAAAACTTCAATCGTATATTGAAACACATATTGTATTAGAAAAATGCTTTAATATTGATAACCTTAATTATGAAGAAAATTTCATTCGCCCATATGTTAGTGAGACATTAGACAATATTGTATATGATTATGAAAATTCATATATAGAGTTGAAAAATATCCAGAGTTATTTTTGTGATCTAATATCATCATGTGAAAAAGTGTCTAAAACTGAAAAAAAATACGAATATGTTAAAATACACGACACAGAGAAAATGGGATATAGTTTACAAACGACAAAACGTAGAGCAAAATTACTTGAAGAACAACTTAAAAAACAAATAAAGTCAAATACTAACTCTATAAAAACAGAAATACCAATAGAATATGAAACCTATAAGAAAACAACTAGTGTGTTAGTAATAGAGTTATCAGGAATAACATATCCTGTTGCAACAGGAAGTAATTCATCTATTCATTCAGCACAAGTTGATAAAATATGTAACACAATTATAAAATCGAAACAAAAAATGAAAATAGAAATAGAAACAATTTTTACAGGATTCATTAAAAATATACAAAATATTTTTGAAAGGGATATTCAAATTATAGTTGATATGGTAACTATGATTGATGTTTTACAAAACCAAGTATATGTTGCTCTAAAAAATAAATACTGCAAACCGGTTATAAAAAAACAAACCGCCGGCATATGCGACTCATTTGTAAAGGCGGGTGATTTGCGTCATTGTCTTATTGAACATATTAATACGAATGAATTATATGTTACAAATGATATAGAGTTAGGTAACAACACTGACCAAAATGGAATATTATTATATGGTACAAATGCAGTAGGAAAGACGAGTCTGATAAGAGCAATTGGAATAGCAGTTATAATGGCTCAGGCAGGGTTATATGTACCGTGTTCATCGTTTGAGTATATACCATACAAAAGTATATTTACAAGAATTTTAGGGAATGATAATTTATTTAAAGGGCTTTCAACATTTATGGTTGAGATGTCTGAGTTACGGGTTATTTTAAAATCGGCAAATAATTTTGGACTTATTTTAGGCGATGAACTATGTTCGGGAACAGAAATGGATTCAGCCATTAGTATATTTGTAGCTGGTCTTAAAAAACTACATGATGCAAAATGCTCTTTTATTTTTGCAACACATATGCATGAGATTAATAAATATGAAGAAATCGAAGAATTGGACAGATTATCTATGAAACATTTAGAAGTTATATATAATAAAGAAAAGGATATTTTAGTATATGATAGAAAATTAAAAGATGGTCCTGGATTTAGTATGTACGGATTGGAGGTATGTAGATCTCTTCATTTACCCGAAGACTTTTTAAAGTATGCAAATGAAATAAGGCTTAAATATAGAAATAACGAACAGAGCATTCTTTCGGCAAAACCGAGCAAATATAACGCCAAAAAAATAAGAAATATATGTGAAATGTGTAACAATGAAATGGGTACAGAAATACATCATCTTCAACATCAAAAAAATGCTGATGAACTTAACTTTATAGGACACTTTCACAAAAATCATGTAGCAAATTTAATATCTATTTGTGAAAAATGTCATGACACAATTCATTCAAATGGAGAACAACATCGCAAAGTAATGACATCTACTGGACCTATTATCATTAAAATGTAAAGTGTGCAAATTAAAACATTTAATATATTAAATAAATATTTACAGTATTTTATATATAATTACTATAATTATATATATAATTACTATAATAACACAATAATATAAATGAGTAGTCCAGCAAAGATGCAAACAGTCGGGGAAGCGACTAGTTCAATAAAAGGGGTTTTTCAATCTACATTTAGTGGTTTAGCAAATACTTTAAAGTTACCACAATTAAGAGACTCTTTTTTTCAAAATATTATTTATATTTTAATTGTTATTATTATTTTAGTAGGTATATTGGTTTATATCCAAATGGTAGGAATAAATAGTGTAAATCCACTCAACCTTCCACCGACCAAAGAAGTTAGAAAAATAGAAATACAAAAGGTAGTAGAAGGTTTTGATATGGAACAAAGTGGTGGATTAGAAGATGTTTCTACAAATGTAGGCTTGGTTGGTGGGGTAAATGGAGATGGAGATTTATATGAAAACAATTATGATAGTTTGTATCATGGACAGTACGACAATCTTTATAGCAATAGCGGCAATTTAGTAGATGATCTAACTGATCTAACTAGTGATGTATTTCATAATGATCCACCTAAAAAAAATAAGAGAAACAACGATTAAAGTTGGGCATTTATTTTATATCTTATATTTTATATTTTATATTTTATATTTTACAAAGTTGTTAATATAATATAAATAAGACATAAAATTGATTTATAAAAATCTATATAATAAATATATAAAAACAATCCAGATAATTAAAACAATACAACAAAATGATTATTCCTATAAAATGCTTCACATGTGGAAAGGTAATCGGCGATAAATATCGTTACTATTTATCTGAAGTAAAGAAAAATAAGATTGAGAAAGATATGAAGAATGACAAGGTAATATATTTAACACAAGAATTTGTAGACAAAACTCCTGAGGGGTTTGTTTTAGACGAACTGGGATTTAACAAAATGTGTTGCCGCAGACACTTTCTTACTCATGTCGACATCGAGTAGTTAAATATTAAATATTAAATATTAAATATTAAATATTAAGTAAAAACGAATATGCGTATTTTTTATATAGTATATAATTTTTATTCATATATAATAATATATTATCGTATTATTATATAATATAATATTATAATATGGGTTCTTATTCTTATAAAAAACATAAAAAATCAAAACATAGTAAAAAAAATAAACATCATATGCGAAGAAAAACGCGAAAAATGCGCGGCGGTGGTATGGGCGTTGTAGTTCAGAGCGGTTCTTCTAATATGTATATAAACCCAGCAAGCACATCTCAGATTGCCGGATGTCGTTCTGATAATACAACTGCTGCAGGAGCGTACTACTTAAATACACCACTTGCTGTAGGAGGACAAAAAGGCGGTGGACAAGTTTGCACACAACCACCATATCAGTTTTTGCAAAGAGGTGGAGGTAAAAGATTAAGAAAAAATATGAGACATAAGAAAGGTTCGAGACATATGAAAGGTGGTAATGGAAATTTCTGGAATTTTGCAAAATTTTGGAACCCAGATAATCCAGGACAAGGGGGTAATGTATTATCATTGTCTCCAAGAGGAATTTCACCGTCTGGTATAGGTTCTCCTGTATCAACAGCTGGAAATCCACCAATACCACCCATTCAACCATGGCCGGCAGAGAAGTTAATATTACCACATGATTACACAAAAGGAGGCTTCCAATCTGGTGGTGGTAAACGCACAAGAAAAGGTAAAGGTAAAGGAAGAGGATTAAAGGGTGGTGGTATAATAGATGATTTACAAACGTTTGGTCGCGACGTTGTATATAGATTAGGTTCTGCAGTAAACGGTCTTAGCGGGTTCGATAACAAAGTATACAATGTTAACCCAAGCCCTACATTCCAATTTCCACGCGGTTTAGGAAATGTAACATCTGGAGCTTCTTCTTACAACTCTTTAAATTTGAAAAACATATACGATAAATCATATAGTGATGCATCATTAAAATAAACTTTATAAATACAAAATAATATTAACAGGAATATAACAGGAATATAACAGGAATATTATTATTATATTTTTTTATAATAATAAAAAATAACATATCATAACATAATATATATAAATGTTTTCAAACTTTATTTATAATTTATGTACACCAGCAAAATTGTATTTTTTTATTAGTTTGATATTATTAGCAGTCTCTTTATATTATGATATAACGCGAAATGAAAAAGATAAAATATGTTTAGGAAATTTGAGTTGTAAAATACAAAGTAAGCCTATGTTCTATGTGTTAAATATATTTTTTATTTTATTATGGGCATTTATTCTTAATTTACTATGTAGATTTGGTTGGTCAAAACTGTCGTGGTTCTTATTTCTATTTCCATATATAATTTTAGGTATTGCTTTTTTGACAATTGCAGGACTTGTAATTGTTATAGCAAGAGGTAGTAAAAAATAAAAGATATAATAGTTAATGGTTAATAGTTAATAGATAATAGTTAATGGTTAATAGTTAATGGTTAATGGTTAATAGATAATATATAATATATAGATGTCAAAAATATAGAGTTATATTCAAATTTTATAGTAAAAATATGAATATAAATGTAAAAAGTATAAAAAATACTAATGATATAATATAATAGTATAATAGTATAATTTAAGTAAAATGAATTCCGAGTTAGCATGGCAGATAATAGATAAATACTTTGATGATAATCCAAATATTTTAGTTCAGCATCATTTAGAATCTTATAACGATTTCATAACAACTGGAATAAAAAGAATCTTCAAAGAAAAAAATCCAATCGTTCTTCAAAAAGAAGAAGACGTATCGAAAAATATTTTCAAACTAAGATGCGAATTATTTATCGGAGGAAAGAGCGGCAATAGACTATACTACGGGAAACCGGTTATATATGATGACGAAAACAATGGTTTAGTAAAAAGGTCACATTTTATGTATCCGAATGAGGCAAGGTTGAGAAATATGACATATGGAACTACGATTCACTATGATGTAGAGGTTGATTTTATAATGCGAGATGCAGAAGATAATATAAGAGTAGAAACCGCTGTATTGGAAAAAATATTTCTAGGTAGGTTTCCTATTATGCTTCAGTCTGAGTTATGTATTTTGAATGGGCTAAACCCTTCGGTACGATTTAATATGGGCGAGTGTCGGAATGACTATGGTGGATATTTTATTATCGATGGAAAAGAAAAGTTCATTATTTCACAAGAAAAATTTGCCGATAACATGCTCTACATAAGGGAATATGATGACGAAGGTGAGCTTTATAGTCACTCCGCGGATATACGCACAGTGTCGGAAGACGCATCAAAACCAGAGAGAACAATGTCGGTGAGACTGGTTGCTCCAGGTGCTCGATACTCGAATGGACAAATCGTAGTTCTAATTCCCAATGTTCGTAAACCTATGCCCCTTTTTATAGTGATGAGAGCATTGGGTGTTTTATCTGATAAAGATATTATAGAATATTGTTTACTAGATTTGGATAAAAATGCAAATATGATAGACTTATTTATTCCATCTATTCATGATGCAAGTAAAATTTTTTCACAAGAAGTAGCTCTTAAGTTTATATCCACTTTTACAAAATCGAAAACCGTTTCACATGTACATGACATTTTAATTAACTATTTTTTGCCTCAACTAGGAGAACTAAACTACATAAATAAAGCGTATTACTTGGGATATATTGTTTATAAATTACTACTTGTATATACAAAAGTTGAAAAACCAACTGACCGCGATAATTTTAAGTTTAAACGCGTCGACTCACCTGGTCGTCTGTTATATGACTTATTTAAAGAGTATTATTCACTACAACAAGCAAGTATTCGTCTAGCAATTGACCGAGAATACTATGGTAACACGTCTAGATATAATAGTGCAGAATCATTTCCTTCACTTATTATACTAAATAAAAATGAGATGTTTCAAGATCGTGTTGTAGAGTCAGGGTTTAAAAAAGCATTTAAAGGGAACTGGGGTTCAGTAGAACATACCAAAAAAATCGGTGTAGTTCAAGACGTAAATCGGCTTTCATACAATTCATTTATTGCTGGATTTCGTAAAATAAATTTGCCCATGGACTCGTCATCAAAGTCGATTAAACCTCGTTTACTACATAGTTCGCAGTGGGGTATTATTGACCCTGTAGACACACCGGATGGTGCAAATTGTGGGTTACATAAAAATATGACATTAATGTGTCATATTACTACCGGATTTTCTGGACAACCTATGATAAAATGGATGCGAGATATAATAGGTATGAAACTACTAGAAGAATGCCCTAGAAAATATTTATTTAGTTCTACAAAGGTATTTATAAATGGCGCATGGGTTGGCGTTTTATCAAATCCGGACCAGGTAAATATACAAATAAAAACGTATAGAAGATTTGGACTAATTTCGCCCTTTATAAGCGCGCATTGGGAAATACAAAGCAACGAGATGTATATTTTCACAGACGGTGGTAGGTTATGTCGTCCTTTACTATATTATGATACTATTGATATGCGATATGCATTCGAAAGAGCAGAAATATTAAAAGCATTACAGTCAGATAATTTCTCTTGGAAAAGTTTGGTTGTTGGTATGAACGCAAAAATAGCTCTTGAATATAGATTGGATTCTCCGATTATATACACACCTATGAGGCTATATGGTGTAGAAACAATTTTGGATATTCAACGCGGGAAGATTCCATCTATTATAGAATATGTAGATACAGCCGAAGAAGAGTCGCTCTTAATTACTCTCTCATATAATGCGCGGGATAAACCGTATACACATATCGAAATTCACCCATCTATATTATACGGATTTATGGGGAATCAAATCGTTTATCCCGAAAATAACCCTTTACCGCGAAATGCATTCGCATGTGGTCAAGCAAAACAAGCTGTTTCTTTATATAGTACCAACTTCTTTTCACGTATTGATAAGATGGGGGTAATGTTAAACTATGGACAAATACCCTTAGTCAAGAGTCGCTACTTAAAACATATAAACAATGAAGAGCATCCATGCGGTGAAAATGTCATTGTAGCAATTATGTGCTACTCGGGGTATAATGTAGAGGACTCTATTTTATTCAATGAAGGGTCGGTAAAACGTGGAATGTTTCGAACAACTTATTTTAATAGTTATGAAACACGCGAAGAATCTAGTAAAGATAAAGGTGTAGTGGTCGATTCACATATTGCAAATATTGAAAGTGAGACAAATGTAATCGGATTAAAACCAGGATATGAGTATAATCACCTTGACATGTATGGTATGATAAAAGAAAACACTGAATTAAATGACAAGATTGTATTAATTGGTAAAGTTAAAACGAATCTAGATAACCCCGATAGACCAATTGATGATTCCGTTTTTCCTAAAAAGGGGCAACTTGGATTTGTGGATAAAACATTTATCACAGAGAGCGAAGAAGGGGCGCGACTAGCGAAGGTTCGTATTCGCGAAGAGAGAATGCCTAGTATTGGTGATAAATTTGCTTCCAGAGCCGGACAAAAGGGAACTGTGGGTGTATTAATACGCGAACAAGATATGCCCTTTACAAGTGATGGAATAAGACCAGATATTATTATCAATCCACATGCGATTCCATCTCGTATGACTATTGGACAGTTGGTTGAGACGTTAGTAGGGAAAGCATGTTCTTTATATGGCGCTTTTGGAGATTGTACTGCTTTTTTAAATACGGGACCAAAGGAAAAACAGTATGGTAAACTATTAGTAAATGAAGGGTTTCATTCAAGTGGTACGCAAATATTATATAATGGAATGACGGGCGAACAGATACAGTCAGACATATATATCGGACCAACATATTATATGCGTTTAAAACATATGGTAAAAGATAAAATCAACTATCGTGCTAGGGGACCTAGAACTCTTCTTACACGTCAAACAGTGCAAGGTAGGGCGAATGATGGTGGATTGCGCGTGGGTGAAATGGAACGTGACGGAATAATAGCTCACGGTATTAGTCATTTTCTACAGGAGTCTATGATGATTCGTGGAGACGAGTATTTTATGGCGATATGTAATAAGACGGGAACGATTGCAATTTATAATAGTATGCGTGATTTATTTATAAGTCCTATGGCGGATGGTCCTATAAAGTTCACTGGAAATTTGTTGAGCGATATGAATATTGATAAGATAACTAGATTTGGTAGGTCATTTAGTATTATCCGCATTCCTTATTCATTTAAACTATTGATGCAAGAGTTGATGACGATGAATGTGTCTATGCGAATTATAACAGAAGACAATATAGACCAACTTGACAGTATGTCGTATTCTAAGACGATTAATAAACTTATGTTTGATGATACACCGCAAACAACCGATGTTATTTCTCGTGTAATTGATTCAAATAAAGAAAGGAGTTCAGTGGGTTATGTAGCAACCAAGATATCACGAAAAGCTGAGTTAGATAAAAAACAAGATAATACAAATGCTATTTTATTGGATAACCAAAAGGCGCAAGAAAAGATGCTTAAAGATATAGAGAATCTTGGGTGGAGATTAGAAAGTCGTGAATTAGTAGAAGGTTCGGACGGAGAAGGAACACCGAAGAGATATAGATATGTTTTTGCATCTTTGATTTTGGATGATCGTGGTTCTCCTACTGAGATATGGGATGGTCCAGCAGGTGGATATGGACAGTTTCCGAATACTCATCCTGTTGGATGGTCAGAGAAAGATCTGTTGTATCCATCCGGAGAAAAAATACCGGATGAAATTATGGCGAATGAGTTGGCTAGAAATCAGACACCAAATAACTGGTTAAGCTCATATATAAATATAGTACAAGAGTATGAGAAGGTAATGTATAGAAAACGAATAATGGAAGAAGCAAAACAACGCGCAGAACAAGGTATAGAAGAAGGTTCACCACAATATCAGTCATTAGGATTTGGAGCAGCAGCAGCGGCATCGGCGGCATCAGCGGCAGGGTTGGCGGCATCGCCTGTCGGTTCTCCACAATACGCACCTTCATCACCACAATACGCACCTTCATCACCACAATACGCACCTTCATCACCACAATACGCACCTTCATCACCACAATACGCACCTTCATCACCACAATACGCACCTTCATCACCACAATACGCGCCATCATCGCCACAATACGCGCCATCATCGCCGCAATATTCGGCAATGATTAGTCCTATTGGTTCTCCGGTAGCATTAGCCGGACAAGCGACAAATGTTGTATTCCCTACAAATCCTCTACAACCTGTAATGCCATTAGGAGTAGGGGCGCAAGTACCACAAGTACCACAAGCACAAGGAATGTTATCTGTTGAAAAACAACAACCGAAAGAAGAAGGTAACGAAGAAGAACAGGGTAAAAAAACAGTAATGGTTAATCTTGGTAATTAGTAAAAGTATAATTAAAGTAAATAATGAATTATAAATAGCGAATAATGAATAGCGAATAATGAATTTAATAAAACAATAATAAAATTGAATTAAAATTATTGTTTTGTAATATAAATATAAGAAAGTAGTAACAAAGAAAAAGAACAAATAACCAATCAAATGTCTTCAGCACAACAACAAAAAACATCGAGTGGATTAATTACCATGATTCACAAGTCAAGGAAAACAGTTCTTGAATTATTAAGAGAACAAAAATATGATACATCAGAATATGATAATTTCGGAGTGAATGAAGTTCATGCAATGTATACAAATAAAGATGTCCCAAAACAGTTGGACATGATTTTGACTACTAAGGAGGGACCATTTAAAGAAAAAAGTGTATACGTCAAGTTTCATTTAGGTAAAACATTGCGAGTCGAAAACATACAAGATTATGTAGATGATTTGTTTAATATAGAACAAGTATTGAATAAAAAAACAGATACATTAATAATAATAATAAAACAAGACATGAATCAAACATTAATGAATATATTAAATGAATTCTGGGATAGACATAAAATATTTATTATACTATTTAGTTTAGAAAGATTACAATTCAATATACTAGAACATCAATATGTACCCAAACATATTATTTTAACCGACGATGAAAGGAAAGAGATGATTAAACGGTATAATATTTTAGATGTAAAGAACTTACCAGATATTTCTCGATTTGACCCGGTTGCACAAGCAATTGGTATGCGCCCAGGAGATGTTTGTCGTATCGAACGACCAAGCAAAACTTCAGTTATTTCAAATTATTACAGGTATTGTACACAAACAATGTTATAATAAGTGATTATATTGGACTATACTGGACTATACAGGACTGTATTCGATTCATAAATATTTTTAATAGTATACAACTATGTGTTTGGAATTTTTAAGATTTGTTTTTATAAAATAATATTTTATTATCATATTATAGATATCATATATTATAGATATGTCAGAAATAATAAAATATTATTCAAATTCTCTTAATAATTTAAATAAGCAATATGACGAATACACAAAAAATTATGTAGAAGAGTTTGTAGAATTTAAAATACCTGTATTTAGTTGTAGTCTAACAAGAAATGAATTAAATTCTGTTGACTGTGTTAACAACTATTCAAGAAACAGCGCCTTTGTTGGTACAAAAGATAAAATAGACTCCTTGAATACTGAATATTTAAATATAACAAAGCAGTTAAAAGCATTATTTATAGAACAGTCAAAATATGTAGACAGTTTTCAAAAAAAAATAGATGAATTAAATGATGAAAATAAAGAATTATTAAGTAAAGCAACGAATATAAAAGACACCAGTGCTACATCAAAACCATTTTTTTACAATGAAAGGTTATTATATTACCGTTCTTTGATTTACATAATATCGATTGTTATTGGTATTATTTTTATTCTATATATGTTACAATCTACACCGTTTATGGAAGTTGCATCAAGTGTCGCTACAAATACTAAGAACCTTGCTGAAAATGCAGCAAAGGGTGCAAAAGGGTTAGTAGAAAATGCTACTACCCAAAACCCGGATGGAACAACATCAAATAATATGCTTCGAAATATTATTATATTTGTATTAATAAGCGCTGTTATAATTTCGGTATTTTATTTTATAGTTTATGTATTACGAAAAGTAAATCCACCAATAGAAAAAACAAACACCGAAAAAGAAATAAAGAGGATTGCAGATACATGCTTAAAAGATAAGAGCGAGTCGTGGTTTAATACGCAACTAGAAAAACTTAAAACATTCTTAACAAATAAAAAACAAATAAACTAATATCTTGGTGAACTCTGTAAACAATATTAGTAATATTTGGTAATATTAGTAATATTAGTAATATCAATAATATAGACATTATAAAAATACATTTTCTATTTATATGTTATAAATAATTATTTTACTATGGACCTATCAAACATGTTTAGCGATTTAGCACATATTTCTAATAGTGGATACAGAGAACAGTTATATACAGACCCTGGTATTTTACAAGGTATAGAGTTTCTACAAAATGAAAACAAAGTAAAGAAACAAGTGGAAAGAAATTTGAATTTAAACTTAATATCAGATTCACATGGAACAGGAAGTACAACTGTTCATTCAGCAGGACTATTAAGTAATAATGGAACAATAGAAGGGATGCAACAACTAGAAGAAATGACGCAAGGAGAACAAGTAGAAGGGTTTATAGAAAATATGGAAGGACCAACTACAAAATATTATAATGACCTCAAATCACAGTATAAAATTGTTTTGGATCAGTTTAACTCAATTGTGAATGCTGCTAAAACAACGCCAGGAAAAGGTATAATACCACTACCTCCTCCTGCTCCTCCTGCAGTTGAAACCTCCGAACAGCTAGCTAAAAGAATAGCTGCAGATAAACAAGCAAGACAAGATTTAAAAAATAACTTAGATATGCTTTCATCACAAATGGCGAATATATCTTCCCAGTTAATGTCAAATGTAAAAGATAATACTGGTTCAGATTTCTCGTCATATAATAAAATGCAGAAAGATATAGATAATGTTCAAAAGCGAATTATTGAGATAGACGGAATAATGCAAAAGAATAAATTGAAAACCATATATGATGTAGATACATCTCTTGCTAAAGAAGAAGAGACAGCATTACTTACAAAACAAAGATATTATGTTTATATGATATGGTTTATTATACTGGCTATTATTTTATATATAACAATATCTAACATATTTAACCCCGAGTCATCATTTAGTATTTTATTAATAAGTCTTGTTTTACTGATATGCATATTTCTATTTTTCATGTATAGTAACTGGAGTACTGAATGGTATGACTTGAAAATTAAACTTAAAAACTTAGACTTTGGTCTTCCTGATATTCCTAAAATAGATTTTAACCCATTAGTGTCTATCAAATATACATCATAAATTTTTACTGATATAACAGTATAGAATAGTATAGAATAGTATAGAA